CGATACCTGCGGCACTGGTCAGAGCAAATTTGCCAGAATTGTGTGTTGCAGAGCGGATGCCAAATATGCAGATAGAAGCAGAGCAGACCGGACAGCTCCGGTTTGCGTAAACCATAAATTTTGTGGAGGTGCTGCCATGATACAGACAGCAGAAGATAAAGTGAAAGAGTACTGCCAGTGCATCCGCAGAGAAATAGAACACTGGAAAGATATCAATCAGAACGGGTGTAATGATCCGTTCTGGTCCGATGGATGCAATATGAATCTGACACGGAATCATATCATTTATTATCAGTCAAAGATCCGCGAGGCCTGCACAGAAAATCAGTTGCCATTACCGGAGGAATGTTATTTATCCATACCGCCGGAAGTGGATAATAATTATATGGCAAATCTTAAGCAGAAACCGCGGGTTGAGAGATTGCGTCAGTTAGGGAGGATCATGACTGGACGCATTTATCAGTACGACGAGAACCAGATGAGTTTATTTTAGAACCAGATAACAAAACCAAGCGATCATCATACCACTTTCCGCAGTAGTATATGCGGCGGGTGGGTGATGATGCGGAAAGAGAGGATTGGAGGAAGAAGATATGTTTTGCTCAGAATACGAGATGACGGAATGCGGTACAAAATTATGCTGCTATGATTGTGATAATGAGAAATGCGAAAAAAGATGCACAATCGAAAAAACAGGATGTGATTGCTTATGCGAATCAGAGCCAGTTCCGTTTGATGAAAGATACACTGAAACACAGATAAACTGACTTTTAACCGAGAAAGAGAGGAAAAACAATGAATGAAATGAAAATCAGAATATCATTATGCTTTGAAATTAAGGATTCAGAAATGTTTGGCGGAGAGGGTTCCGTTGGATATGCAGAGCAGAATATATGTTTTACAGTCACAGAAGAAAAGCCAAGGATTTTTAAAGAAAGTGCATGCGACTATGTGAAAAGAGCCATTGCAAACATGGCGAAAAGTTTAGGCGTGAGTGAGGAATGCATCAGGACCATCAGCAAAGAGGAATATGAGGAAAATACGGAGGACTAATGCAGTGAGAAAGAAACTTATAACAGCCATTATAACCGCAACACTCCTGATTTCCGGATGCAGTGATACAGCAAATGTCAGTGCGGGACAGGAAAACACAATGGTACTGGTGGAAAGTGGACAAGAATATCTTATTTATGCAGATAATGACACAGGAGTGATGTATTTATATATCACAATAAGTACGGGCGGCGGTCTTACCGTTATGCTCAATGCTGATGGCACGCCAAAGATCTGGCAGGGAGAAGAATAAAATATTGGAGGATATTGGCTTATGAAGTTTTCAAAACTGACTAAGCCAGAGCTTGAAGAAATTATTGAAAACGCCAATTTCACGGAGCAGGAAGAAGAAATATTTTATCTTCTTGCCCGTGGACTTATTTCAAAAGAAATAGCCATGAGACTATGCGTATCAACAAGAACAGTGGAAAGAAGAATTTTTGATATTAAACAGAAAGTAAAAAAGTTAGAAGGTGAGTTAAACGGTAAATCTTTCAAATAGTGAGTTGTTGAATATTGCCATCGAAAATGGTATTATCAACATAGACACCATTCAGAAAAAAATTGAAATGAACGAAAGGAAAAAATTTATTGAAAAACACACTTACAGCATTTGGCAAGGAAAAGATGGAAAGTTTTACACATATTTGCCAGATGAAGATAATAAGAGAGGAAAGAGACTTGTAAAGAGAACATCTGAAAAAGCAATTGAAGATGAAATAGTAAAGTTCTATAAAGCTAAGGAGGATGAACCTACAGTTATTCAGGTATATTCTAATTGGATTTCTGAAAAACTTGAATATGGTGAAATAACAAGACAGACAAAGGACAAGTACGAGACAAATTTTAAAAGATTTTTTGAAAATAAGTATTTGCCGATTGCAAATAGAAAAATCCGGTACATTGATGAAGAAATATTGGAATCATTCATAAAAACAGCTATTTCAAAACTGGAACTTACGCAAAAAGCTTATTCTGATATGCGGATATTGATTAACGGAATTTTCAAATATGCAAAGAAAAAACATTATACCAGCCTGAGCATAACCAGTTTTATGGGTGATTTGGAAATTTCGGAAAAGTCATTTAAAAAGAACCATAAGTCAGACTGCGAATTGGTATTTTCTAAGGATGAGGAACTTTTAATTGAACGATTTGTAATGGAAGATGAGCCTACATTGATAGAACTTGGCATTATTTTGGCATTTAAAACAGGATTGAGAGTTGGGGAAATATCTACCCTCTCATGGTCTGATGTCGGAGAAAATAAGATACATATATCAAAGACAGAAATAAGATATAGAGATGATAATGGCAAATATGTATTTGATGTTCAAAATTTTCCTAAAAGTGATGCTGGGTTTAGAGATGTTATAATTACCGCAGATACCAAAGAACTTATGAGAAAAATAAAAATGCTCAATCCATTTGGGCAATATATTTTTATGAAAAACGGTAAACGAATAAAAGGTCAGGCATTTACAAGGCGGCTATATGTGATATGTGATAGAATAGGAATTGGTGAACGTTCAATTCACAAGGCAAGAAAGACATATGCAACAAAGTTGATAGATGGAAATGTTCCAGAATCGGTAATAAAAACACAAATGGGGCATACAGATATCAGAACAACTCTCGATCATTACTATTTTAATAACAAGACAGAGAGTGAAATGCAGGAATATATTGCAAAAGCATTATCAATGTAAAAGGTAACACGAGGTAACACCTTTGGAGATAAAGAAATTCAGTATTTATGCGGGTTTGAGAGAATTTATACCGAGTTCGAATCTCCCTTCCGCTACTTTATTTTTGTTTAAGAAAACCTTGTGAAGCCTTGATTTTACTGAAAGAAAGGAGTTTTTGAATGGTGTCTTTTCTAAAGGTCAAAATCAAAGGTAACACTAAAGGTAACACGAACGGATGTATGGACGCTTAATGCGTTCTTTTTTTGTTGTATTTTTTGACGGCAAACTGTCGGAATCGTGACGGTTTTGCCGCCTTTTTTTATGCAAAAATATAATCAAAGGGAGGGATGGTGGTGTTTTCAGATGAAGTTCTTGAAAAAATTTTTGCCAGAAAAGAGTTACAGTCCTTGGACTTGTCAACGCAGTCGTCTATCATACACGCAATAGAAGATGTTTTAGAGGAGGTCAAACAGGATGAATATGAGCGGAGCATACCAGAATCCGATTTATAATCAGCAGATGCAGCAATACGGGCAGCAGTACGCATACAATCCGTATATGAATCAGCCACGCATTGATAATACACAAAATTATATGCAGGCACCGCAGCAAATTCAGCAGCAGATCCCGGTTCAAACTTTTGGCATAAATGGAAAAGTAGTTCCGGCGGTAGAAAACATCACTGCCAATGATGTGCCAATGGATGGCAGCGTTGCATTTTTCCCAAAACAGGATATGACAGAAATATACGCTAAAAGTTGGAACGCAGATGGAACAATTCGCACAATCGTTTTTAAGCCAGTTTCGCATGATACTGTTAGCAATTTATCGCATGATACTGAAAAATTGAAATTTGACCTATCAGACGAGTGCACAGGTGCATTTATGCAGAAGTTTGATGAACTTTTTGGGAAGATTGAACAGATAGAAAACCGATTAGATAAAATTCCAAGCAGTCAAAGAAAAACTTCACAGGTAAAAAAGGAGAGTGATCCAGAATGAATCCGGCACAATTATTGTTAAATCAAATGATGAATTCTCCGCAGGTTCAAAACAATCCTATGGCAAAAAATGCCATGCAAATGTATCAAAGCGGAGATACAGGTGGACTTAAGACAATGGCAGAGAATCTCTGTAAAGAAAGAGGAATTACGGTAGATGAAGCAAAACAGAAAGTTATGAGTATGTTTAATCATTAGTACATTTTGGGGTGCGCGCAAAATAACCGGTTATCCCATTTGTAAATAGATCAGATGGAGGTAAACAAAATGTTTAATGGAAATGCAATGCCTAGTCTTGCTGATATTGCAGCAGTGACAGGAAACGGAAGAAACAATGATGGTATGTGGGGCGGCGATGGCTGGTGGGCTATCATTATCTTCGCTATGATCTTTGGCTGGGGCGGCTTTGGCGGCAATGGCTGGGGAGGAAACGGAGGTATGGGAGCGACAGCATCTGCATACACCGACTCTGCAATTCAGCGTGGTTTTGACACGCAGGCTATCATCGGAAAGTTAGATGGTATCACAAATGGTCTCTGTGATGGATTTTACGCACAGAATACCGCCGTTATGAACGGTTTCCATGGTGTAGACAATGCAATCTGCAACCTTGGCTACCAGACACAGCAGGGATTTAATACCACAAACGTGACACTTATGCAGGCGCAGAATGCTTTACAGTCCCAGTTGGCTAATTGCTGCTGCGAGACCAGGGAAGCTATCCAGGGTGTGAACTACAATATGGCGCAGAACACTTGCGCATTACAGAACACCATGAACAGCAACACCAGAGACATTATCGACAGCCAGCAGGCAGGAACAAGGGCAATCCTTGATTACCTGTGTCAGGAAAAGATTTCTTCCTTACAGGCAGAAAATAATGACTTAAGAAGAGCCGCATCACAGGATCGCCAGTCTGCATTGCTCACTACCGCAATGTCAGCGCAGACACAGCAGATCATCAACGCTGTAAATCCGGCTGCAATCCCGGCATATGTTGTTCCAAATCCTAACGCTTATGCGTATGGCTGTGGATGCAACACAGGATGTAGCTGCTAAAAGTAGCTGCTAAAAGTAGCTGCTAAAAGTAGCTGCTAAAAGTAGCTGCTACACAAAATTGAATAATTGAGTATCTTAATTGAGTTTAACTCGATTATGTCTGCTGTGCAGTATTGCTTATAAACACAAAGGGCAGACTATAATGTTTGCCCTTATTTTTGAAAGAGAGGTAAATAATTATGGCAGAATTTACAGGAATTGCAATTCAAACTGTCGCGCAGGGAGAAGATGTAGCATTTACAGAAACTCCGGTATGCGCAACAAAATGCATTGTTCATAGACAGGGAAGTGGCATTGTTAAATTAAGAGGACTTACAAATCAGTGCCGGGCAAGATTTTTGGTATCTTATTCCGGGAACATTCAAATTCCTACCGGTGGCACAGTTGAAGCTATTTCACTGGCTATTGCAATTGACGGAGAACCGTTGCAGTCAACTCGAATGATTGTTACACCGGCGGCAGTTGAAAACTTCTTTAACGTTTCGGCGCAGGCATATGTGGACGTTCCTCGCGGTTGTTGTGTTACGGTAGCGGTACAGAATACGTCTACGCAGTCAATCGAAGTTCAGAACAGCAATTTAATTGCAGTCCGGGAAGCGTAAGGAGGGCGGTTTTATGGATATTAAGAGAATGCACGAAATGATTGAAAAACTGTCTGAATGTGCTAAATGCGAAATTGACAAAGGAATTGAAAATATAGACCCGTGTGAAATGGGACAGGTTACAGACATGATGAAAGACCTTGCAGAAGCAATGTATTATCGTACATTGATGAAAGCAATGGAAGAATCCAGTGCAGATGAAACAATGGAAATGTTTGATCGATTCGATGACGGCAGAAGATTTTATGATAACTACCGCTATGCAAACGGAAGATTTGCCCCAAAAGGAAGAGGTACGCGCCGCGGATATGAAGAACCTCCATACTGGCACATGACACCGGAAATGTACCGGGAAATGGAACACGACCGTGATATGGATCGTTCTTCCGGCAGAATGTATTATACCGAGCCTAAAATGACACAAGATGGTGGAATGCGTGATCGCAGAGAGGGCAAAAGCGGCATGAGCCGTAGAAGCTACATGGAAAGCAAAGAGCTTCACAAGGGCAATACGCCGGAGGACAAGGACGCAAAGATGCATGATCTTGAAAGATACATGAAAGAGCTTTCGGAGGATATGGCGGAGCTTATATCCGACATGACCCCGGAGGAGCGCACAATGACAAAAAGCAAGCTGTCAACGCTTGTTTCCAAAATGTAATGGCAGGGGCAGAAATGCCCCTGTTTGTTTGAACATTGACAACTGAATATCAGCTAGTGATTTGTGGATTTGGGAATTTTTCAAAAAGGTATTGACTTTTGTGTACTCATATATTAATATTTATGTGTACCCAAAAGAAAGGAGATGAAACAGTGTCACCAAGAACAGGCAGACCGACAGATAATCCCAAAAATAACATTATAAAAGTAAGAGCAACAGAAGAAGATAGAGAAAAACTTCTATATTGCTGTGAAAAGACCGGAATGACACAATATGATGTAGTAATGAAAGGGATTGATAAGGTCTATAACGAAATAAGAGCAACCGAAGCCCTAGACAAGTAACGGTTACTCTTACACTTACAGCCACCAAAAGCGGTTGATACATGGATTATACCGCTTTTTGGAATGGTTGTCAAACAGCAAACGAAAGGAAGGTAAAATCTATGAGAAGCATTGAAGAAATTGTAAGAACGATACTTAATAGTGACGCGCTGATGGAGAAAGTGAATCATGTTGTGGAAATCGAGAGGATGAAGTATAACCGTGGTTGGAGTACCGAGACGGACATTGATAATTTTTCTCCGATTGGTTTTCGCAAAGTGGTAACATCAGCCATGAATTTGCTCGGACTGCCGAACGAATCCGATGAGGTTGATATTGCCAGCGAAATTCTTAAGGACATTTTCAGAAATGAAATCATAAAAAAGGATGGAACTTATTTACCGAGCCAAATTGAGCAGTACAGATCGTTGCTTTCTCGGCTTGCAATCCAATGTGATAACGAAAAATTGTTGCGCGGCGTTGTAATATTTATGGCAGATTTGAATGATGAGGACGTAATAGATCACGACGGTATTTACCGCCTTGTAAAGAAAGGCGGTGCAAGATGAAAGAACAGCTGATAACGGAAATCCAGAGCATACAGGACGAAAAATTTTTGCAGTTTATTTTGAACACAATTATTTCATTTAAGCAGAAATGGGGGATTTGCTGATGAAAAATATTTATATGAAACAATTAGAACAGACGTTAACCAGTATGGAAGTTTCGGAAATGGTCGAAAAGACACACGCAAACATGTTACGAGATATCAAAAGGTACTGTAAACAGATGGAACAAAACAATATTACAGGTAAAATCAAAATTGATGTGGCTGATTTCTTCAGAGAAAGCACCTATAAGGACGAGCAAGGAAAAGAACGCCCATGCTATGACATTACCAAGAAAGGCTGTGAATTTATCGCCCACAAGCTGACCGGAGTTAAGGGAACGGCTTTCACAGCTCAATACATCAATCGCTTTCACGACATGGAACAGGCTCTGAAAAATCCGCAGGCTGAAATTCCGGAGAAAGACCCGTTTGCACACTGGAGCATCGTAAAAAAGATAGAGAGTGGTAAATGGTTTAATAAAAATAACTGGAAACTCAAAATTATCTGTGACCGGTTCGGATGGACGAGAAAATTTTTATATCACAAAATTCTTGTGGAATTGTCTGACTTACATAACTTAGAACTTGTGGAAAAGTTCTATACAGTCACATATGGGCATAAACCGGAGTACAAGATGGACTTGCTAGACTACAGCAAAGAACTTGCTGGAACAGCAACAAGGTACATTAATTATTTGTTGGTTGAAGAGCAAGAAGAATAACTTTAAATTTAGAAATCACTGGCTGATATTTGGCTGGTGGTTTCTTTTTTTGGAGGTAAAATATGTTTGTAATAAATGGTATTGAATGGAAAATAGAATTTGTTCACAGTGCAAACGGTAAGCTTATGCGCTCTGATGGCTCTACCAGCCTTGCTGTGACAGATTGGAACGACAGGGCTATATATGTTTCAGATAAACCGAAAAATGGTTATTTGCGCAAAATACTAGCCCATGAGCTTTGCCATTGCTTTTGTTTTTCCTATAACATTCATATGCCGATTGAGCAGGAAGAGTATCTCGCGGACTGGATAAGCCTGTACGGTACTGATTTGATCTATCTTTTGGATGATCTGATGTCAAACATTGATTGGAGGGCAGCATAGTGGACAAAATAGATGAATTGCTGCGGTATATTCACAGAACAAACCCGGAAATGACAAGGGAAAAGCTGATAAATGAACTAAGCAGAAGTGATTACGCCGCACGTTCTTTGCTTTTCACAAAAGAAGTTGTTTGTCAAGAAGAAAAATAGTAAAATGTTTTTGGGGTGATAGTATTGTACAATGGATGTCATACATCTTTTGATGTTATGAAAGAATATATGATCTATGGAGCGGAGCTTGATGAAAAATATCAGATCCCGATTGTCCCGGCATGCAGCTTGGATTATTTGCCGGAGGACTCCATAGATTTTGGAGAGAGCTTTTCACAAAAGATAAAAGGGCATAGAAAATTAAATGTGAATTTTTATATTGACGATTCAAAGTTTCAAAGACTGTGGAATAACCCGGATAAATACATGGAACACTTGAAGTGTTTCCATTCGGTCTGTATGCCGGATTTTAGTATTGCTACAGGCGATTGTGGTATGCCGTTTGCTTTGAATCTATATAACGTGTACCGGAACCATGCGCTTGCACATTATATGCTGCTGAACGGGATCCGTGTTATACCGTCCGTAGGCATCCCGGACAAAGACAATTATGATCTTTGTTTTGCCGGGTACAGTAAGGGTGGTGTGATTGCTGTATGCACAAATGGAAGAGTGCGGGCAAAGGCAGCTCGGATTGAGTTTTGCGAGGGATTCAAAGTAATGACAGACAGGCTGCAACCGCATACAGTGTTGATCGTCGGGAAGATGCCGGATGAATTGAACACAGATGTAAAGATTGTAAATTACAAATCACGCAACCAGAAAGTGAATGAGGAATTTTCGAATGGGAACAAGAACAACAAAATCACAGAAAAAACAGAAACAGACTGATAGCCAGAGAAAGAGAAGAGAGCGAATTAGTCAAATTTCACAAGTTGTGAAATGACGCATAATAATTTACTGTGCATATTGTCTTTTCGCAGTTGGAATCTCATTTTTCAACTTTTGAATTTTTTCTTCTTGGAAAACGGCTCGATTTTGAGATCAGAAATCAGAATTTTCACACCCCGGCGGGCTGCCGGGATAGTGCACATCGCTGTGATCAGCAGGCCGGCATTGTCTGACATGCTGCCGGATGCCAACGCGGCAAGATGAACACAGTGTTTACAGGCTTGCAACGTCGTAAAAACGATTTACAGACGTTTCGCGTTGTAAATATATAAAAGCACTGCATAGCCTTGCGCAAGCCTTAAAATGGCTTATACGTGTTCACTTAAGCGCATTATATGACCGGGCGTATATCTTGTCAAGTTGCAATATATCCGGACACTGGAAAAAGCCGGGATGATTCCGGCTTAAAATTCCTCTATTTCCGCAGCATTTTGCTCCCATTCTGGAAGCGTTTTGAAAACTTCCCAAGCATCGTCGAACGTTTTAAAGTCCGTTCCTTTGCCGTCATTTCTGAAAAATCCATCTTCAACGCTATAAACACTTCCCATGCATGTGACTTGAAAAACTGTCTGTGCTCCGTTCGGATAAGTCATTTATAAATCCTCCTAAAAAAATAATATTCCCTTACGGGTAGAACCGCCGCCGGCAGTGGTTCCGGCGTGCATTCTCTGCGGCGGCTAATTATAGATACAGTTCCATAAGTCCTACATTTTTATTTCTAACTAAGACAACACCCGGACGCGCCACGGAAACATATTGATTAACTATATTTTCTATTTTTTCAGGGTCATAATATGGCGCCAGTTTTTGGCGTGTGTATTCTTTCGCTTCTTCAAGTGTCATCATCTTCATAAAATCAACCATCCTTTCATCATGCGCCCTGTCTCATCGGTGCAGGTAGGGCAGTTCCTGCAGACGGCGGCAGCTTCCGCCGTTTCGACTTAATTTTTCATTGCGCAACCAGTCCAAGTTTTACAAATTGTACCGTTACAACTTATACCGCATTTTTTACAGCTATAACACATAGTATTTAAATCGTTATAATAAATGTTATATGCTTCTTGTCTTTCCGCCTGTCTAATTGCAAGAACGCGCTCAAATGCTCTTTTTACAGTCGGGAGAACAGCCGCGCCGCTTTTAATCGCCTTAGCAAGCACCGCCATTTCATCGGCTGTTTTATCGTAAATGTGTGAAATTATGTTATCAAATTCTTCTGCTGAAATATTAAGTTCTTTTAAATCCTGTTCGTACGTTCTCATGTTTACGCCTCCCTCTCAATTTCTACTTTATCAATTCTTCCGGCTTTCATTTCTTCGATGATCGCCTCCAGCTCGTCAAGGATATTTCCCTCTTCTGGTTGCTGAAAAGTGTAAGTATCATTTATCTTTCCCTCAATTTTAATTTTAACTTTCATGATCGTTCCCTCCTGTTTTTGTGTTCTTTGTTTTCCTGTTGAGATTATAATACACAAAGATGTACTTTTAATCAATATACAAAATACACAAAGATGTACTAACATAATATACAAAATACACAAAGGTGTACAAAACAATAAAGATTGACAATGAATACACAATGATGTATTATTCATTTATAATAGAAAAGAAAGGAGTGCACCATATGACGGAGACAGTAGAAAAAAGAAAGAACGTTTATAGCGGGTCTGTTTCATATAGAAGATTATGGGAGACACTGGAAAGAAGAGGGATTAAAAAAACAGACTTGAAAGATAAGGAGAAGTTTAATTTATCCCCAACACTGGTTAATCGTCTTGTAAAAAATCAAAATGTCAGTGTTGATACGATCATGTATTTATGCGATCGGCTGAATTGTCAACCGTGTGATATTTTAGAGTATATAAAATAAATACACAAAAATGTATTTTATGTATTGACAAATAATACACAAAGGTGTATTATAATATTGTCGAAAGGCAATAGGCGAAAGCCGGAAAGGAGAAAAATGAGCGAAGATATGAGTGTATTTAAAAGTTACTTAAGAAGACTTTTGCAGGATCTGAAAGACCTCAAAGAAGTTTTGAAGTCTAAGGATTATGAAAAAGCGGAAAAGATGGTCGATCAGCTGATCGATGATACTCAAAAAGGAATTGAAGACAATTAAAAGAAAGGGCTGGAGAAAATCCAGCCCGACACACAAAAACCATACCAAGTGAAATGTGTGCTATTTGAATATAGCACATCCAGAGAAGAAAGAAAAGAGGAAAACGCTATGTTAAAGATTTTAAATGAATTAGGACAGATGGAAGGACATTTTGCAGTAGAAATTTTCAAGGTTGAAGAGTTAGGAATGATCGCAGTAGATCACGATACCAGTAACGGCGAGACAATGGAAGCATGGAAGTGTGACAGCACAGGCACGGCACTGGATAAAAACACACCAGGTTTTAGAGTAAAAGAGGTTCAGGAACCGACTTCATACGACGAGGATGGAGAACCGGATCAGTGGCAGCTTATAGGATTTGAGGTTGAATAATAAGATTTAGGCGGCTTGAAATACAGCCGTCTTTTTTGTGCAAAACGTAGAAATTCTTTGTTAGATTTTCACGAAATTTCAAGTATAATAATTTTATTACGGACAAGGTAAAATGATAGAATAGTATTAGTTTTGTTGCAATGCAACACCTCTGCAACAAATTGCAACATTTTTGCAACGTAGAGTAAGACACTAGAGTTAGAGAAAGATTATATTCTCTCTTGTAATATTAAAAATATATATTATAAACAAAGCAGTATATTTATATAAATAATATATAATATACAGGCTTAAAATTTAATTTTAAAATATATCTTGACAAGAAAATGATAGAATGATATTGTTTTATTAAATTAAAAACGCATTCGGGCAACGGGCAGAGTTAAATAGATTTGTCGAGGTCCCGAAAGAAACGGACTTCATGCAGCCGGTACAGTCGAGATCGTCATGATCTGATTGTATCAGTTGCATTTTTTATTTTAAGTATTCCAGTACTGGAGAGAGGAGATATATAACATGTCAGCAGTTGAAAATCAGGAAATAAATAATAATACCGTTGATGTTTTTGAAGATGTTTTTATAAACGACGTGGACATGTATATAAATCTCTGGATGGAAGAGAGACATGTAGAGGACATGTGCAAAGTATCGCAGAACAGATGGTATAACTGTTGTAAATATGTCTATGAGAATGTATTTAAAGTTAATCCAAAGTACCTAAAGGATGATAATAATATTAATAATGCCTATGATACAGATAAGGTTAACGAGGTATTAGATATATATATAGACCTGTGTAATGACTACGAGAAAGTAGTGAATATTGTTGGGTTTACATTCTTTACCGGAATACACAGAGACACGTTAAACGGATGGGTTAACGGCGTGCAGCTAGGCTCATCAGGTTCCGACATTTGCAAAAAGATTGACCAAATGAGAGAGGAAAGCCTTGTAGGTTTACAGACTTCTGGGAAGAATAACCCAATGTGCTACATGCCATCACTTAACAAGTATTGCGGCTTCAATATGCCGGGCGTTAGAGATCAGGGATCCAGAGTAAGAGCGTTGACAGCTTCGGAGCTCCCCAAACTGGGAAGCGGGAATTGTGCGAGATTGCCGGACAACTTTGACAATTCAAGCCCGGATAATGGTGAAATCGTGATAGACAATTCAAACAATTTAAAGCCCAGTGTTTAATGGTCTTAAGGCGCATTAAATCGTTGATACATTACGCAAAACAAGGGTTTTGCGAATAGTTGTAAAATACGAATGGAATTGAACGAACAATTCAAACAATTTATCAATGTTCAAAGCATGATTCTGCATGGAGGGGGAGGGGGTTTGATAGGTTGAGAAAATCAGCACTACTAAGTCCTTTAAATATCCTCAAAAACAAAAAGAGATTGGATGGAAAAGTATGAGAGTAGTATCACAAAGCAAAGACGTTTCGCTTGATTTTGACCGGACCGAATTTAGAACAAGCTATGAATGCATAAGCGCTACTTTTGATGGAAGAACTTTTGCCATTGGGAAATATGCTACACCAGAACGAGCAGCAGAAGTATTTATGGACATGCATAAAGCATATGCGCCTGTACAGGTAGTTTGCACAAATATGGACGAGAAACAAGTCTCTGCATTAGTTGCAGCATCACAAAATACACCGATTAGATGCGTCAAGATGGATGATCCAAGGATGGCAGCAACAGTATTTGATAACCTTGTTTACTATATGCCAGAGAAATAGATTGCTTGCATTGCTCGTTTGCCAAATGGTAAGGCACTGGGTTTTGATCCCAGCATTTATCGGTTCGAGTCCGGTACGGGCAGTTTTGAAAATGGAGGTAAATCATGTTGATTTTAAAAACAGTCATAACAACATTTGATGCCCTTGCGATTTTGACGTTTTTCTTGCTTGGAAGAGATAGCAGCAACGAAAAGGACGCTGTGGCAGTCTGGGGATCACTTATTGCATTGTTTCTTGTCAATATATTTGCAATGTGGAGATGATGATATGGTTTTGTATGACCCGATATTTGGTATTCGCTTCTTGCCGGAGATTTTAACTACGGTCGGAAGAATACATATAAGCAGAAAAAAACATGCGGGAGAAACCGACGTTCTGGATCTTGACAGTGACGCTGAGCACCAGTCTGAGAAGTCGGAGCATCCAGTATAGCTTAAGTCCACTGGCATTCGGTTTTTGCAAGAAAAAACTCGGCGTAAGCAATTATTCGGTGTTAGTGGACGTCGGCAAAATAAAAAGATCAAAAATACTATCATAAACGGCGCGCTATGCGCGCTGTGACGGAACGTAGCTCAGTTGGCAGAGCACTCGGCTTATATCCGAGCGGTCGCAGGTCCGATTCCTGCCGTTCCGATGGAGGAATGGGTTTAACGATCCATTCCGTAAATTCTCCTTCTTGGTGTTTTTCATGACACATCAATTTTGTATATCCGCTTAGTAAGGTGCTTTAATTAGAGGTATGAGCATGATTTTAAACTGTGTAAATTGTGGCGCACCAATTGAAAGTGACAAGAAAGCGTGCCCTTATTGCAAAACTCCATATGGTTTACGTACAAAGATAGAACTGGAACCATATATTGATTCAAACGGAAGGATTTGCAGACATGAACCGGAAATGATAGAAGTAACAACTTTGGAAGATTGTGAACATAGGTTTATTAGGAAGTAATTGAAATGTGTGATTTTTGCAATGGGAAAGAATCATATAAAACTGCATATGGAGAATTTAAAATCAAAAAATTGGGCTATATAAATGTTATTCAATGCCATATTGATAAATGTCCACAGTATGCTAAATGTTGTAGCAATGGAATGAACGTAGCGATAGCAATGGAAATTGAATTTTGCCCGATGTGTGGTAGAAAGTTGGTGGAAGAATGAGTAATATACATAAATTCAAAGTAGAACCAATAGAAGGACACCAGGCATGTGCTAAAGTTACAGTTGATGGCGAACAGTGCTTATGCAGTTCGTATAAAATAGAACATTATGCTGGAAGCCTTCCAATGGTCAATATAAACCTTATTGCCGATGTGAAATATGAGCAAGATGTAGAAATTAACATTGTAAACTTGCATGAAATAGCTTCGCTGATGGACAAGAAAACATTCAAGGAATTTTGCAGAGTTTGGGAGGATATTCACGATGAAGCATAGCAAAGAATGGTACACTTGCGACATGTGTGGTGCAGAAATTAAAAAAGGAATATTGTGCGGAAATTCGATTACAAAAAATGGTATTTTAAATGTCACATACGACTTGTGCTATAAATGCATGGAAGATTTTGAAAGGTTTATGAAAAATGATTGTAAATATCAATAACAGCACATACGAGATGAACAGCAAACAGTATAAAGCAGTCCTTGATACGGCGAGCAAAGCTGTTACCTGCGGCATATACGCTGTGGAAAAGAACAAGGTAGCAATCATGCTTCGAGAGGAATATAAAAGCAAGGAAGAACTGAAACAGGCAGTTGGTAATTATACGGCGAAAGGGTTTAAGGTGCATTGGAAATGAAAAAAACACGTTCAAAAATTATAATCAAAACTAGAAAAGGCGGTTACACAAAGATTTATGCTAACGGAAAATGGCAAAAGGGAGTGTATAATATTGATTTCCATGCTGACTGCACGCCATTGAGATATCCGTACATAAAAGTTTCATGCGAATTTGACAAAAATAAGACTGATAAAAACGGTTCGGTTATTTACGACCCGGAAAAAGAAGAAATTGCAAAAGAACACGTAGTTGCAAGAATTTAGAAGGAGATTTTATGAAGAAGCTATTTGTAAGCGTGCCAATGAAACGGATTTAACAGATGCGCAGATTATGAAGAATACCGGCGATAAAGTGCCAGGTATCATAATTTATAAAGGATGTAAGGCAGCAGGCTACTTTGATATTGTATTTTGTCCGATGTGCGGCAGAAAGTTGGCGGAAGAATGACGTGTTATGATTGTGCTTACCTTGGATTTGATAGAAACGAAGTTGTAGGGATGGCTGAAATGTGCAACCATCCGGGAAAATGGATTCCTGGTGCTGGATTTGCTGACAGTGAACATGAATGTGAATTTTTCAAAAAGAAATCTGGAGTTTCTAAATGGGATTCATATTCCGAAGATGAAAAAGAAAAGGCCAGGGAATATTTCCAAGAATACTATGTTCAAAATCCTGTTGGCGATTTAACATGCGAACAGGCTTGGGCACAGTTCGTTGAATATTTAAAAACTACTGATTCAAATGCATGATTTGATAGGAGTATTGAAGAATGAGCATGGCAGAAGTAATTGAATCAATAGAGCGTGAAGCACTTAGAGAAGCACAATCGCGCGAAATAGGCGGTAGAAACGGCGAGCCTATAGATTGTTCCAATTTAGAAGATGAACTTGTTATTGTGGCAAATAACGAGGCAGACAGGCAAAAACTTTATGAATGTTTTTATAAACAAGAGCCTATCGAACCTAATAATAAAAAATGCAACCTGACCTTTTGCCGATATAACACAGACAGAGAATGCACTAATGACGAAAAGAGAAAAGAATGTGTCGAAGTGGCTGAAAAGGTTTTATGCGTAGATAAGGAGAAATTTATGGATGAAATAAGAGAAGCTGACGAGAAGCAAGCAGGAAGGTGTTGTGTGAGAATGGAAATGATTATTGATTTTATAAAATCGTGGTTTTACTATCCGAAGATGAAAAAGTATTTGAAAGACAGATGTTGCATTTACTATTCGCAATCAAGGCTTAATTATGCGTTGTGGCATTGTAAATTCTCAAAGAAAATAGAAAAAGCAAAACAAAATATCGACAACAACGATATTTCAGAGTGGACTTGTCAATATCAGCAAGAACCAATAATAAGAAAATAAAATAATATTACCGGCTAACAAATGGAGTTAGTCGCTACCCTAAAACAGTTATAGGCAGAGGTCAAGGCACTTCTGCTTTTGCGGAGGTGCTTTTCTTTTGGCAAGTTCAAGCCTAATTTCCACAGTAAATGGATATGAAAATTACATACAGGTGCATGGCGTTGATGAACAGGTCATGGATGCCATGGAAGAAGCGGCAAGGGTAGCCATTCTGACGGAAAAGGATGTTGAGTATGGTTTAAAGGTTTCTGCCAGAGCGAAAGAACTGACGAAGAAGTTTATATTTCAATCTACAGGTGGCACACCATGGGATTTAGAGAAATATTCATTCCAAAACAAGGTATCTTATGAAATTCTGGACAAATATTACGGAATTTTGCTTTTGGAAGCGCAAAACAAAGTTGTGGATAGTGCTTTCCAGTATTTGGAAAAGAAAAGAGATCCTAAAGAACGGTTTTACATGCCAAGAAGAAATCAATTTCTCAAAATAGGGCTTACACAGGCTTTACAAGGCATGATTGATGATAGATATGACATCCTGTGCGTATCACTTGTCCCAGGCGCAGGCAAAACAACGGTCGAAAAAATGTTTCACGCACTTGTTGCCGGATGGTTTCCGAGAGATTTCAGCCTTTTTTATTCGCACAGCGGAGATATTACCAGAATGTACTACGACGGCGTGTACGATATCGTTACAAATACGGAAGAATATACATGGAATGAAATTTTCCCAAATCTTTCCGTGACAAGCACAAACGCAAAGATGGAGCAGTTTAATGTCGGGAAGTATAAATCGTTTCCATCCGTACAATGTACGTCTGTTGGTAGTAAGAATGCCGGTAAAGTAAGGGCTTCTAAGTTTTTACTGGTTGACGATATGATAGGCGGTATCGAAGAAGCAATGAATCCAATTATCCTTGATAAATTGTGGGATAAATATGCCGTAGATGCCCGCCAGAGAAAGATACAGGACACGGACGGTAAGAACTGCAAGGAAATACATATTGCCACAAGATGGAGCGTACACGACGTCATAGGGCGCATCCAAAATATGTACGAGGGAAATCCGAGAGTAAAGGTTATTGCGGTACCGGATGTAGACCCAGTTACAGGAGAAAGCAACTTTGACTATGAATTTTCTGGGTTTACGAAAGAATTTTTTGAAGACCAGCAATTATTGATGGACGACATATCATATCGCTGTCTCTACAAACAGGAGCCGATTGAGCGAGAGGGATTGCTGTTTCCGGAAGATAAAATACGCCGGTATCTTAATTTGCCACATGGAGAGCCAGAGATTGTAACCGGTCAGTGCGATACCAAGGGAAAAGGAACGGATTACTTTGTTTTGCCGGTATTGCAAAAATACGGAGAGGATTACTACTGTGTAGATTGTGTTTGCGATAACACGGCAGATTATGAGATGCAGTATGAAAATGCAGCAAATGTTTTGACAAACAACAAAGTGCAGGAATGTGAATTTGAGAGAAACGCCGGCGGAGACCGTGTCGCAATGGAAGTAAACAAGCGAGTGGAAGCCAAAGGATGGATATGCAATATCACAGATACACCGACGGAGACAAATAAGGAAGCAAGGATTTTTCAGTGCTCAAACTGGATATTGCAGCACGTTATATTTAAAGACCCATCATCATATAAGCCGAATGAGCCATACGGAGTAATGATGTCTCTTCTTAAGAGATATTCAGTATCCGGTAAAAAGCAGTTGGATGATGTGCCAGATGTATTTTCAAACTTTGCGCTTAGAGTGACAAATGGAAATAACGTAGCCAAAGTAGAAGCAGCAGTGAATCCGTTTAGGAGGTATTGATATGGTAAACAAAGATATTTTAAATCAATACTTAGATTTAAGAGAAGAAGTAAAAGAAGTAAGGAATAAAATTGAAAAGCTTGAAAAATACATAGAAAAAATTGAGCAGGAAGGAACGGTTATTGATAGCGTTTCTGGCGGAAATGGTGGAAACCAACATTTTAAAATAGAAGGAATACCATTGCCAGAATATAGGCACAAAAAAACCTTGTTATATTCCAGAAAAACCACCCTCGAAATTTTGGAAAACGAACTTCTTGAAAAAACAAATGAAGTAGAAGAGTTTATTGCAAATATAAAAGATAGCAGAATTAGAAGAATAATTAACCTTAGATTTTTAGAAAATCAATCTTGGAATAAGGTTGCCGACCAAATAGGAGGCAATAACACAGAAGACAGCGTGAGAAAAGCGTTCGATAGATTTATGAAAGAGTAAAGTTGTCCGATATGTCCGGTTTTTTTCTGATATAGTTATAATCGAAGAAGTCAACAAATAGTTGAACACTTTACCATCCCCCATTGAAAGAGCATCGAAGAGAAATCTCCGGTGCTTTTTCTTTTGAAAAGAAAAGAGGATTTTATGGTATATACACCAAAAACAATATATTGCCCGCGTTGCGGAAGAAAAGTTGCCACACACGATGGGCGTTCAACAATGAACATTTCTGTGGAATGTAGGAAATGCCACAAGAAAGTTGTTTTTTATCCGGAGAATGGAAAGACGAAATTAAAATCTCTTACAATCCGGTCAACATCCAGTGGGATGACGTTTATTTAGGAGCCAATTATGAATAATAAATCTCTCCAAGACCTTGTTAAGGGATGTTATGGGCGAAAAATTTTATATACTGATGTTGAAACTATCACAAAAGACAATATTGTCAAGGTGGTTGGAGACTGCATCGGAAATTATTATTACAACAAAACCATCATAGAATACCTATGGCGGTATTACAAAGGAGATCAGCCGATTTTATACCGATTAAAGGTACAAAATGCTGATATTACAAACAAAATAGTAGAAAATCATGCGTATGAGATTGTTCAGTTCAAAGTAGGACAGACATATGGCGAGCCAATACAGTTTATCAGTCGAAAAGATGATGATGAAATTAATCGGGCAGTGGATGCGCTGAATGACTATCTTGTGGATGCGAATAAACAGGAAAAAGACATTAAAGCAGGAGAGTGGCAGTCAGCAACTGGAACATCTTTTAAGGCTGTGAGATTTTCAAATGGAGAAATACCATTTCAGATTGTTGCCCCTACTCCGATGAATACTTGTGTTATTTATAATCGGAGTACGGAAGAACCGGTGATTGCCGTACAGGAGCTTAAGGACGAAGATGGAAGATGGTACAAACTGTGCTATACAGACAATTATTCATGCAAAATTCAAAATGGAGTAGTTTCTGAATGGAAATTGCACGCATTTGGAAGTATACCTATTGTTGAGTTTCCAAATAATCATGAGAGAATTTCTGATATTGAGCTTGTCATAGGTATTTTGGATGCCATAAACAATATGCAGTCAAACAGAATGGATGGAATTGAGCAGTTTGTTCAGTACTGGGTTAAGTTTGTGAACTGTGAAATCGACCCAAAAACGTTTGAAGAGATGAAAATGAGCCATGCTTTGACGGTAAAGTCCAATAACAAGGATAACAAAGCCGATGTTGAGATTATGACGCAGGAACTAAATCAGAGCCAGTGTCAGGTGGCAAAAGATGATTTGTGGGACAATGCCTTGGCAATATTAGCAATACCAAACAGAGAGTCCCAAAACTCTGGAGGAGATACACAAGGAGCAGTATCATTAAGGGCTGGATGGGATTTTTCAAAGACAAGAGCAAAATTAAAAGACCCAATTGTGAAATCGGCAGAGAAGAGACTTGCAAAAGTTGTCTTAAATGTAATACGCGTTAAGGACAAGGATTTGAAATTGTCAATGAGGGATTTTGATGTGCAAATCAATCATAGCCCGCAAGACAATATGTATACAAAGTCGCAAACACTATATCAGCTTTTAGAGTGCGGCATACATCCTCTTATTGCCATTAAAACGGTGGGGCTTTGGGGAGATGCTGAAAAGACATTCCTCTTGTCTAAGCCATATATAGATGCGTTGTGGAAAACCATTGATGATGCAGAAGAGCAGGAACAAAAAGCACAGGAAATTGTAAACCAATTAAATAAACAGCAAAATAAGACAGCTACCGAGTAATCGGTGGCTGTTTTTATTTTATAAAAATTCGCAAAGTTGTGAGCGTAAAAATCAACAGTGTCATTCGGTGTCGTTGCACCGCAAAAATTCGTAAAGACATATCGGAGGTAATCAATGAAAAGAGAAGAGTTAATTGCAATGGGTATCAGTGAGGAAAATGTTGAGAAAATCATTGCTGATTACGGCAGTGCCGTACAGAGAGAACAGGCAAAAGCAGCAGAGCTTAAGGCAAAGGCAGACAGCGCAGATGAGTTGCAGAAAAAGCTGGATGAAATGGAAGCAGGAAACCTCACGGAACTTGAAAAAGCAAACAAGGCGTTAGAGACAGCAAATCAGCAGATTGCAGATATGCAGAAGAAAAACGCCATTAGAGACCAGCGCGAAGCATTGATGGAAAAGTTAAAAATCAATGCAGAGCAGGCAAAATCCGTTGTCAAGGATAATGGAAGCCTTGATTATGACGCTCTTGGAAAGATTACAGCCGAAAAGGAAACCGCGGCAGCGCAGGCAAAGGAACAGGAGATTGCAAATAATTCTGAAAATCCGGGCGGCGGTACTGCAGGTGGAGAAAATAAAAAAACTGCGGACGTAGAGAACGCAGAAAAAATCAGTTTTGGCAAACCTGCAGAAAGTGCAGAAGCCAAAGACCATTATGTTTTATAGGAGGTAAATTATGGGAAAACCGATTGAAAGAGACTTTACACAGAGTAAAGGAATTTTAAAATTCTTTCCTTATGAGGGTGCGGCGTGTATCGTTCCGCAGACAATGGTGTCAAGTGCCGATGCAAACGGAAAGAAGATTGCAAAGGCAGGGACACCGTTCCCAAGCAATGACGAATCTTGCAAAGGGTATCTTCTGGAAGATGTTGACGTAACAATGGGAGATGCGCCTGGAACTTATGTATATCAGGGTTCTATTGACAGCGCAAAGGTAACAGCGAACGGAGTGACCGTGGAAGCAACTGCAAAAGCAGCAACACCGCGTGTTACTTTTTTTGATTAAAAAATGGAGGTATTAGAGAATGGCATTACCATTAGCAGAAGCATTTACCGCAAGAAGTCTTGGGGTTATGTGGAATAATTATGAAAAAACGCTTGGTTCTGCACCTTACTTAGGTAGACAGAAATTTGGAACCAGAAAACAGGACAGCCTTGAACTTAGATTTATCAAAGGGAAAAACGGTCTTCCGGTATCCTTAAAGGCATCCAATTTTGATGCGCAGGCAGAGTTAAGAGATGTCGGTGGATTTTCGGATATTCAGAACGAGATGCCGTTCTACCGTGAATCTTACATGGTAACAGAGCGTGAAGAGCAGGAGTATGCAAATTACCAGTCGGCAGAAAATTCCAACATGGCAAACCAGGTGCTTAGAGAAATCAGCAAAAAACCGATGATGCTTATTGAAGGAGCAAGAGTAGTGCCGGAACGCCAGATTTGGCAGTTATTAGCACCATCTGATGGTATTCCAAGAGTACAGGTAACAATTGGTGGCAAGAGCTACTATGTTGATTATACTTCCGATAATGGAGTATCGCACAAGAGAGACCATTACAAAGATATTTCTGGAAGCGATACCGATAAATGGTCTGCATCCGAAACAGCAACGCCACTTGATGACCTTATCGAGATTAAACGTGAGTTTGCAAAGAAAACCGGATATTCCCTTGCACGTTTTAGCATGAATACAGAAACGTGGGAGATGGTTCTTAAGGCAGAAGACACAAAGAAACAGGTGCTTGGAATTACTGCTTACAATGGAGGTATTCGTTTACAGCAGGGGCAGGTTACAGAGTATCTTAGAGGATACGGCATCGAGATTGAAGTTTACGACAAACTTTACATCGACCCGGCAGACGGTGCCACCAAATATTTTATTCCTACAGGAGTTATTTCAGCGCAGGCATCCGGCGTGTACCTTGGAGATTATGTCTTTGGAAAGACACCGGAAGAGAGAAGCGGAAGTTTAACAGACGGAAACCTTTCTATTGTAGAAACCGGTATTTCGGTGTATACATACGCAACAAATCATCCGATCAACACTCATTGCGTTGTGTCAATGATCGGATTGCCTACTTTTGAGGGCATGGACAGCGTTGTTGTCATGAAAGTTGCGTAGGAGGTGCGGTATGATTGCTGAATACACGGTAAAGCGCAATGGAAAATGGTACAAAGCAGGAGATGAAATCCCGGACATTGTTCTGGGAGAGAAATCTTCCGGAGGGTACACCAAGACAGAGATTAACAGAATGAGCACTGCTGATTTACAGGCACTTGCCGCTGAACATGGGATCGAGGGTGCAGAAGAAATCAGTGGAGCGGAACTGAAACGCATTTTGATCGAGCAGTTCGGATTATAGGTAGGGAAGAATGGACGAATATACAACATTAGAGCAGGTCAAAATCAGACTGAAACAATTTCATATTGAAACCGTTACGGATGAAGATGGTGTTACTTCTGATGTTGTCGTGTTCGACCAGAAAGAAGATAATCCTTACATCGAACAGCTTATCAAGCAGGCAAGAAATGAAGTGGTAAGCAAGCGGAATTACCCGGAAAGCTACACGGATGAAAAAATATCCGAAGACTTGAAACAGTTTGAGGATGTAATCGTCAATTTAGCCTTGTACGACCATTCACAGGCAGGAGAAGCCTATATGGCAAGTTATTCAGAAAACGGCGTAAGCCGTAGCTGGAAAGACAGGGAAAGCTTGTTTGTTGGAGTATTTCCGTTTGTAAAAGCATTATAACCGTATGGGATTCCATCTGGTTAGAAGATTGTGCGTTACGTTTTGCCGACGTCGGCAAAACGTAGCAGGCGGCACACATTGAGCGGTGGTGGGCGGTGTGCCATAAAAATGAAAGGCGGTATATGATTTGACGATTGAAATATCAACAGCAATCATTATAAGCGTGCTGTCGCTTGGTTTTTCCGTCTTTATGGGCTTGAAGAGCAACAAAAGGACAGACAACACGGATCTTGAAGAACGCGTGAGGGAGAACACACGCATTAACATGAAGTTGGATGCCATTTCAAACAACACGACCGAGATCAAAAATGAAGTTTCAGAGATGCGAAAAGAAATCAATTCTCATGACAACAGGATCATAAAGGTGGAGGAAAGTGTGAAATCGGCTCATCACAGAATTGACGGAATAGAAACCCGTCTTAATGATGAAAAGGAGGTTTAATCATGGATATTATACAGTCGGTAATTGCTAACATGACAATTATTCTGGCGATTATTGGTACGCTGGCATTTGTTGTGTCTGTGGTAACACAGGTAATCAAAGGTGTAGGCGTATTTTCTAAGGTTCCGACGGACATCTTGGTATTTGTTCTTTCCATCGGTATCACGGTCGCTGCGTTTGTGGCATACATGCAGTACATCCAGACATCAATTTTATGGTATATGATTTTGGCAGCTATTATTGCAGGATTTATTGTTGCGTTTGTCGCGATGTATGGCTGGGAAAAGCTTTCTGAACTGTGGACGCGGTTCGGCAAGGATGTGAAGTGAAATGCTTGAAATTAACAAGCAAAAAATGAATTATTCGCTACAGAGCGGAAAGGTTCCGGTGTATGTGACGGACGAGGATGGAAACATCGAATATTCGTCATATACCGACTCTGATGGAAATGTAATTTATTACCTCGATAAAGATGGAAACAAAATACCGAAAACAACCGGAGAGTATACCACAGGTTATGAGAAGCCTGTGGTTTTTTATTCTTCAATCAGCAATAAGTTGAGTGAAGCACTTATAAAAGAGTTTGGCGTTGACAATTCCACAAACTTTGTTCAAATTGTCGAGGACAAAGGGAAACTTCCATTGAACGTCGGTTCTTTGGTATGGAAACGGTCAGATGTAAGGTACAAAGATGAAGAGAATACAATCGTTGACGAAAATTCGGCTGATTACATCGTAAAAGGTGTTGCAGACGAGGGATTGACGGTTGATTTGTTCTTATTGCAAAAAAATGTGAAGTAGGTGCGGCATGGGGAAGAAAGTAATCACAATGAGCCTGTCTGAAAAGTCTATTCAGAATGCAATACAAGAGCTTAGAGCCTATCAAAACAGCTTAACATATAAATGTCAGCTATTGGCAGAAAAACTCGCGGAAAAGGGCGTAGAGATTGCCAGAGTGCAAATTGCTGACCTTGACGCAATATTCACATCGGAACTGATTTCAAGTGTTCACGTGGAATACGAAGGAAGCACTAAGGGCGGCGGGATATGGGCGGTAATAGCCGGTACAGACCATGCCGCATTTGTTGAGTTTGGAACCGGAATTGTGGGACAGCAAAGTCCTTATCATGGGAAACTGCCGGAGGGTGTTTCGTGGCAGTACGCAAGTGGAAAAACTATACATCAGATTTCAGATGGAAGATATGGATGGTTTTATCAGGACGACAATGGCGATTGGTGGTTTACAGAGGGAATGCCAAGCCGACCATTCATGTATCTGACCGCGAATGAGTTGCGGCAGATTGTTACACAGACAGCGAAGGAGGTGTTTGGATAATGGCAGACAACCAGTGGGTATATGATCTTGAAACAAACATTTTCTCCAATGTTGCAACGATAGCCAAACCAAAACTCAAGAAAAAATACAAAAGCATGAATTTTGACACTGCATTTACAACGGTTGAAAAGAACCTTGATAAAGACCCTGTTTTCCCGACTATTTACATCCATGAGATGCCGGGGCTTGAACGTGGGGCAGATTTAGAGGGCACATCCGTAAATGCGGTGCAGGAAACAATACAGGTTGACGTCATTACAAACACAAAGCAGAGCGATGCAAAAGGGATCATGGCTATTTTAGCCGATGCCTTTAAGCAGATGCGATTTCAAATTACAGCAATGCCGGAGTTTAAAAACGACAGCGAAAAAAAATTTAGAAGCGTTGCAAGGTTCCGGAGGATAATCGGAGCCAACGACAGATTGATGTAAAAGAGCCGAAAGGCTCTATTTTTTATGCACCGGGCGCAAAGATATGCGTCTGATAACCGCATTATTTGGCGGTAGAAAGAGAGGAAAAAATGGCAGAAGCAGGATTGTCTACGTTAGGCATTACGTTTGGCTATGGAACAGAAACAACAGCTGGGACAAAGCCTACATCATTTAAACAGCTTACAAGAATTAACGCAATCGGCGGTATCAACATTGAGCCTGAACAGATTGACGCATCTGCATTAGAAGATGCTATTACCAGATATGTAAAGGGGCGCGCAGATACCGGTGGCTCTTTCCCTATCACGGTAAACCTTACAGATGCCACAAAGGAAGAGTGGGAAGCACTTATCACAGCGTACAAGGCGCTTGCCGGCGGGAAAAGAATGTGGTTTGAAACGATTATCCCGGGATTTACCGAAGCGTTTTTTGTTGTGGCTCAGCCGCCAGAGCAGATTCCACAGCCGGAGATTGGTCAGAACGAACTTTTGACGGTTGAAATGAATCTTACCATTGAAGAATACAAGGGCATGGACACCGCTGTAGCTTTTACACCGGGGGAATAACACGTCAGTCGAATAGTTCGGTTGGATCGGCTGACGATAACCAGACAACCGAGCCAGAGCTTGAAGAAACAATTTAAAAGAACAGGGCGGTCTTCGGACTGCCTTTCCCTATATGAGAGGGAGAAAGGGAAAGAAAATGACAAAATTAAAATTTGGCGAGAAAGAATTACAGATCAAGTTTGGATATGAGGCAACCGTCAAAAGCGGGATTATCAAAAAGGTAGCAGAATTAGACCAGATTACAGATATTGAAGCAATTGATAAAATTCTTTTATTCCTGCCGGAGTTAATTCTTGTTGGAGCACAGAAGTTCCATAAAGAAGAGTTTGGATATGATTCGGAAAACGAGGGAGAAAAGGAACAGCAGCTTGGAAAAGTATATGCCATGCTTGATGATTACTTTGACGAAGAAGATTCGGATGTCGAGGAGCTTTATCAGTTACTTCTTGCGGAATTGCTTGAAAATGGTTTTTTATCAAAACTGCTCAAAGCAGAGCAGGAAGAAGCGGAGAAGAAAACTCCGAGGAAAAAGTAGAAGAACAGAGAGAGCTTACATGGGAAACGTATTGCACGGAAATCCGCCCGTTTTGGCTTTTAGTTACAAAGGGGTACGGATTTACTGTGCATGACATAGACACGTCCTGCCCGGCTGATTTACAGCCTTATGCGGATGCTTACAACTTAGATAAAAAGCAAAGAGACAATGAGATGTGGATGTGGTTTGGAACATATGGATTGTCTGCGGTATCGGTGGCAGTAGAACATTGCCTTGTCGGTCGGAAAGCAAAATCAAAGTATATTGAAAAACCAATCAATGAACAGCAAGGAAAATATGATTCGGAAATGACGGAAGAAGAAATTAAGAAACAGAGAGAGCTATTTGTGGCAAAGCTCAAAATTATGCAGTCAAACTATGAGTTGAGCCATCCAAAACCAGAAAAGAACTTGGAGGTATAAATATGTCAATTAGAATTGGATCTGCAAGACATGATGAAAATGGGAAATTGACCGGTGGGAGACCGGGAGATCAGACCGGAACAGAAGTAAGTATGCAAAACTTTTATGTTCATAAAAAAGGATGGTATGTGTTAAGGCCAAAAACAAAAGATATGGCGGATAAACTGGCAGAATCAATGATTACAGCGTGCAATAATGATAATATTGGCTACTGTCAGGGACACCGGCTTGGAATTGTCAAATATGGTATTAATTCAAAAGTAAAAACAGAAGCAGATTGCGGCACAACGGTACGTGCATGCATTATTCATGCAACTGGAAAAGATGTTGGAAATTTCACCACAGCAAATGAAAAATCTGTACTTCTTTCTAGTGGCATGTTTGATGACATTGGAGGTTATGCGGCAGGAATGGTTCTTTACAACGGAGATGTTATTGTCACAAAAACAAAAGGTCATACAGCGATTGTGACAAGCGGAAACCCTAGAAAAAATGTAAAAGATCATTTAAACCCATACCCGGAACCTGCAAGGATTTTAAAGAAAAAATTCCCTTGCATGAGAGGGGATGATGTGAGATGGCTTCAGACGGAGCTTATTTATCACGGATGCCTGGATGAAAAAGATAAAAAGGGAAACAGTAATGTGGACGGTATTCTTGGAAATGATACGGCGACCGGTATTGGAACATTCCAGAAAAAAGTCGGAATTACAGTAGATAAGAAATGCGGACCGGTTACAAGAGAAAAATTAAAAGAGTAGATCAAGGACGGTAAGGTGTCACAGCCTACCGTCTTTTTATTTTGCATAGAAAGTTGGTGCATATATGGCAGACATTGATGAATTACAAATAAAAATCAAAGCTGACTCTGCAAAAGCAAGTAATTCCATAGAAAGCCTTGTAAACAGCATGAATAGGCTCCGGGAAAGCATATCGTTTGACACTGCAAAACTTTCAAATATTGCAAGCGGAATCAGAAGCATTTCCGATGCGGCTACCGGGTTCAAAGGTGGTAAATCTTCGGAAATCACATCAATGGTGCGGGCACTCAATAAATTTTCTGGTGTTGATGCAAATTCTATCCACGGAATATCTTCTGCTGTGAGAGATCTTGCATCTGGAATAGCAAGTGTTAAGGCTGTTGATACAAGCGGACTCATAAGCATGGTGTCGGCACTGTCAAAAATTGGTGGCAAGGCATCTACACAGGCGACAAAGAATCTGCCGGCTTTATCTGCGCAGTTACAAAACTTTGTACGCCAGATGAACAAGATAGGTGCATTGAATTTTGATATGACCAATATGAGCAACCTTGTAACAGCCATATCAAGGCTTGGAAGCGTTGCAAGCGGACGTGCAGTAACAAATATACCTTTGCTTGCTGACAACCTTAAATATCTGTTTGAGACGCTTTCAAAAGCACCAAATGTATCTTCAAATATCATTCAGATGACGCAGGCACTTGGCAATCTTTCCAACAGGTCTGGTGGTGCGATTTCTGGATTAAATACCAGCATCAGTAGCCTTTCCGGTTCTTTCCTTGGATTTAAGACATCCACAGGGAAAGCATTGATCGGACTCAAGTCATTCACAAGACAGATTTTGTCCTCTATGGGGATTTATCTTGGTCTGTACGGAGCGATCAGGGGAATAAAAAATGCAATCGACATATCATCCACATTAACAGAGGTTCAGAACGTTGTTGATGTTACTTTTGGGGACATGTCAAAGAAAGTCAATGAGTTTGCGCAGGACTCTATACGTCAGTTCGGTATGTCAGAATTGACACTGAAACAGACGGCAAGCCGATTCCAAGCAATGGGAACAGCCATGGGAATTGACAGCAGTTTGATAAAGAAAGCCAATGAGTTTTTGAATAAGCAGACAGATGGCTATATTGGTTTGTCTGATTCCATGGCTGATGTGTCTTTGAATTTAACAAAATTAACTGCTGATATGGCATCTCTGTATAACATAGATCAGGATGTTGTGTCGCAGGATTTAGCTGCAATATTTACCGGACAGACACGCCCATTAAGAGATTACGGTCTTGATCTTACACAGGCAACCCTTAAAGAGTGGGCGATGAAACAGGGATTAGATTCTGATATTGCGTCTATGTCACAGGCTGAAAAGACAATGCTCCGGTATCAGTATGTGCTTGCCAATACGCAGACAGCGCAGGGAGACTTTGCACGTACGGCTGATTCGTGGGCGAACCAGATAAGAATTTTAAAACAGTCATTTGAACAGCTTGGCAGTGTTATTGGTGGAGCATTAATCAATGCTTTCAAACCATTCGTAAAAGCACTCAATTCCGTTTTACTGGTTGTTATCAGCTTTGTTACAAAGGTTACAAACGCTTTAGGCGCAATCTTCGGATGGAAATATGAGGATTCTGGTGCGGGTCTTGCGGATAACTTTTCAGATGCGGCAGAAAGCGCAGGCGATGTTGCTGACAATACCGGACAGGCGGCAAAGAACATTGATAAGATGAATAAAGGTGTCCGTCAGTTTGATGAATTGAAACTGATTACAACAAATGATGGTTCTGGCAAAAAAGGTTCGGGCGGTTCCGGCGGCGGTGCATCCGGTGGTGCCAGTGGCGGTAAACTCGTCAAGACTGATACCATTTTCAAGAATTACGAAAGTGATATTAAAAATCTGAAACAACTTGGAAAATACATCAGTGATGCCTTATCAAAAGCTATGGAGTCTATCAACTGGGATAAGATTTATTCCAAGGCAAGAAACTTCGGCAAAGGCTTGGCAGATTTCCTCAATGGTCTTATCAATCCGAGACTGTTTGGAAATGTAGGAAAGACGATCGCCGGGGCACTGAATACGGCGATTTATGCAACCCTTTCCTTTGGTCAGACATTTGACTGGTCAAACCTTGGAAAATCACTGGCAGAGGGAATAAATAAATTCTTCAAAACATTTGATTTTAAAGCACTTGCAGAAGATATAAATACTTGGGTACAGGGAGTTTACAAGACAATTAAGACCATGATAGAAAATATCAAGTGGTCTGATGTTTGGAAAGGCGTAAAAGATTTTCTTTCAAACATTGATATTGAGACAGTTGAAATTCTTCTTGGAGCATTTGCCCTGAAACTTGCAGGCAAACTGTTAACAGGGAAACTTCTCAAGGAGACTATTGGGAAATTAATAGGAGCGAAATTCACAGCCGCTTTTGGTTCAACGGCGGTAAAATCATTGCTCTCTTATGCAATTCCTATTTCACTTGCTGTAGTAGTGGCAACGTTATCTTTTACGGTTGGAAAAGATAGCATAAAAAAAGATGTTAATAATTTAAAAAAAGCGTATGAAAAAGGCGGTTTTCTGCAATATCTTCAGGAAAGTTTTAAACAACTTCTTAATCCATTTGAATGGATTAATGCATATGGCGGTGGAGTTTTGAGCCATGATACTGTGATGGACAAATTAGGCATTGGAAATGGAATGAATGTTGATGAATTTGTCAAAAATCTGCCTAAAAAGGAAGATTACAAATCATTAGATGATTTCCAAAAAGCACTAAATGAGTTCAATGATAATATGCCTAATAAATTAAATGTACCTGACAGCTTTGATCTAAAGGCGTGGATAGATGAATGGAAGAATATAAACGGATTAGATGATGTAGATTTACGAGCAGATGTCGTCCTTCCAAATTTACAAGAGAAGATTTCCGAGTTCAAAGACAATGTCAAAGAATGGTGGGGATTAGATGTTGAACTACCCGTTCGCAATAAATTAACAACAACTTTAGAGGATGTTTCTTCATGGTGGGAAGATGTAAAAGAATATTGGGGAGAAAAGAAACTGTCAGTGAAAGCTGAAATGGACAGTATAAAAGAAAAAATTAAAGAAAAGTGGGATGAAGCCTTAACTTACATTCAGGAGAATATTTTCCCGTGGTTCACAAAGAAAAAGTGGATGGAAGTAGGGAATGGAATAAAAGAGGGATTGTCTGCTAAATTGGATGAGTTTTCCGATTGGTGGCAGAATACCGGAATATATAATTGGTGGGAAAATCATGTGAAGCCATGGTTTACAAAAAAAAGATGGGATGAGCAGGGAGACGGAATGAAAAAAGGTCTTTCTGAAAAATGGGGCGAATTTAGTAACTGGTGGAGTACATCTGGAATTGGTTCTTGGTGGACAAATCATGTAGAACCGTATTTTACAAAAGATAATTGGACATTCAGCGGCATTTCTGACGGATTGAAGCAGGCATTTGATAATGCTGTTGCAGGAATTAAGCAGGTATGGAATAATTTTGCAACGTGGCTTAATTCAAAACTGTCTTTTTCATGGGATTCTGTAAATATTGGTGGAAAAGAAATAATTCAAGCTGGCAATATTAACCTTGGAAAAATCCCAACGTTCGCCGCAGGAGGTTTTCCAAAACAGTACAGCATGTTTATGGCAGGAGAAAACGGCGTACCGGAAATCCTTGGAACAGTTGGAGGAAAGACAGCAGTTGCTGGGGGGCAGGAGATCACAGGTATTCGTGATGCTGTATACAGTACGTCACAGCAGGAAATTGCGTTACTTAAACAGCAAAATCAATTATTGTCAGAAATTTTGAAAAAACCAATGTTAAGTAATAATGATGTATTTAATGCGGCTAAATCTGTATATAAAGGCGAAGCCAAAAGAAGATATGGAGATAGTGCGGCATTTGATCCTGTTTGGGGATAATAGTTGAAATCCTCTCATGCTATGATATAATGTTTTCAAAAAAACAATATGGGAGGATTTTATGGCTATATTATTATGTGATGGAAAAGAATTTTCAGTAAAAAAATTTGTAAAAGAAAGTAGAATGTATACTTTAGATATGAGTTTTGAAAGTAAGAAAGAATTTGAAGAATTTTCTAAACTCTATGAAAGATATGAATTTTCAGAAGGTGTTTTTGATTTTGAAATTGAGGGAGAAATCTTTAAGGGTTGGTTTGGAAATATGTTGTATGATAAAAAATACAATGTTAGAGTAATTATTGGTATCTATGACGGAATAGATGAATTGGAAAGCGGATGTAAGGTATATAATGTACCGAGTTCACTTATTGGAATTGGAAATGCAATAAGAAAAATTTGCGATGTACTTGAAAAAAATAACAATATCAATGATGAGCAGAAAAATGACATATTAAAAACAATGAATACACCAGAAACAGATATAGAGTTTCAACATTTAGTAGAAGATTTGCCTTTATATCTAGAAACATCAAAACAGACGATTGAAGATATAAAAAAGGAACTGGATTTATAATGACAAATACCACCACTTGTGGTAGAATCATTTTATTACAAGTGGCGGGAGGGTAACACATGGCGTTGATTAAATGTCCTGAATGTGGAAAAGAAATTTCAGACAAAGCAGAAATGTGTATCAATTGCGGATTTCCGTTGAAACAACACGAAAACAATGAAATGTCTGCGGGGAAAAGTGAATTTTATAAATCATACGAACAAGAAAACGAAAATGATAGAGGGTGGGAACGCCCAAAAGAGCCAGAGATTACAGGTGTTGGAAAATTATTCTTAAGAAATTCTGTTGAAAGATCTCAAAACACGGGATTTAATGGTATATATAAATATACTTTATTCGGAGAAAAAAAAGAGGTTTACTGTCCAAGATGTGGGAGCGAAAATTGTTCTCATTATACGGAGCAGAAATTTGTACCAGGCAAAACAAAGACAAGATACACTGCAAATCTAAATCCATTTAAACCGTTTACTTTAGTAAATAAAAAGGAAAAGATTTTGAGAAAAGATCAAACATATGAAATAAATAAAATTATATGTAATGATTGTGGCTACACTTTCATATAAATTTGGATTTAATATGTGGAGAATTACGATGGAGAATAGGGAGTCTGAATCAGAACTAAATGAGTGCAAAAAGAAGTTGAATAAAGCACATCAAACGATAGAAGAATTGAAAATTAAGATGACGCAAGATAAAAAAAATCACAAATGGGAAATCAGGGAAATAAATAAAAGAATAGAACAGGCAACTGATAAAAACTTGGAATTATATGACAGAGAATCAAAAGCACTTATTTATGCAGATCAGTTGGAAAAAGATAAAAACATACTTGTTAAAGAAAAGAGAGAACATGAAAAGAAAATAGAAAAATTAGAGAGAGAAAATGAACAGTTGAAAGAAGAATTAGCAAAAATTACAGAAAGAAAAAACTTTAGCAACGATCCTGAATGGAGAGTACTTAAAGCAGCAGGGGAAAATAAGAAAACAAAATAATCCAATTAGAAAAAGACGCCTCAAGAGGTGTCTTTTTTGTATTCCTTGATTTTTAACAGATCGGATAAGTATTCTAGCAAGCGTTTTTGCCCAGAATTGTTTAATTTGTGAAAATTGCTGATAAAATTTGCAAATTAGCTGTTTGACAAACACACATAGAAAATATATAATTTCAGTAATTAAAAATCACGCAGGTAAGACCTAAAGAATTTAGGACGTCCTGCAAGCCTATGAGGAATAGGTACGGATTCGTGACCGCCAGAGATTGAAGAAATTCAGTCTTTGGTGGTCTTTTTGTTTGAAAATTCATCCGAATGGATTGAATATATAGCGTGTAACTCCTGTTAGGGTATGTTCCTAACGCACGTGAATTTAAAGGTTGAGCCTTGCGAAATGTAAGGCTCGGAAATTTAGGAGATAGAAAATATGGCATACAAAGCTCTTATGACTAAAGATGAAATTGGATTTGAAAACAATACGAACACGATAACAACACTTGAAATTGCAGAAATGATGGAAGTTCCGCACTATGAGATTTTAAAAAAATTGGAAGGGACAACAAATCCAGACGGAAGCACTAAACAGGCAGGAATTATACCAACATTAGGTAAAGGGAAAATTCCCGTTACCGATTATTTCATCAAATCAACGTATTTGACAGGGCAAAACAAGAAGATGCCGTGTTATGAAGTTACCAAGATTGGTTGTGATTTTCTTGCTAATAAGTTTACAGGAGAAAAAGGTATCCTATTCACAGCAAAATATGTAAAGCGTTTTAACGAAATGGAGAGGGGACAGGTCCCGAAAGATTTTCCATCGGCACTTCGGGCATATGCGGATGAAGTAGAGCGTAGGCAGATTGCAGAACAGGAGAATGAAAAGCTGCAGCAGGAACTTGACTATAGCAAAGACTGGTATTCTATTAAGCGTGTTGCAGCAATGAACGGTGTGGACTGGAAAACATTTAATTGGCGAAAACTCAAAGAAAAGAGCATTGAACTTGGATATGGCGTGAAAAAGATTTTTGATGCAAATTATGGAGAGGTAAATACCTACCATAGGAATGTTTGGGAAGCAGCATACCCGGAGTATGAAATTTAGGAGAAATTTTATGAACAAATTAGATATCATGATTACATATGGGAACACGGAAGTAATTCATACACCGGAGAAAATTGTGATTAAATCGCCCAATATCGAAGTAATTACAAAATAGATCAAGAAAATAAAGTAGCATCTATCAAATTGGTGGTAGGTGCTATTTTTGCACAAATTTTACCGACTGTCATTTGAGACAGCCGCAAACCCAAACAGTTAGGTGGTGGAAATATGGCGTACAGCGGATGGCTGTTAAAGATTGGAAATTACACAGTGCCAATGTCTTTTATGAAAGCGGAATCATATAGTCCATATGTTAATATGCAGGATTTAGATGATTATACGGATGCCAACGGTTATCTGCATAGAAATGCCGTGGAATTAAAGGCTTTAAAAGTGGAGTTTGAGACACGGGCAATGCTGACAAATAAGACTTTTAGTGAGGTTTTAAACAATATTCGAAGTCAGTTCACAAATGCGACAGGGAGAGCATGCTATATCACAGCGTATATCCCGGAATACGACGATTATGTGACGCAGTACGGCTATATGGCAGATTTTCAGCCTACGATATACGGAACATATGATGGAATAATTCATTACAATTCAGTTCGGCTTGCTTTCATAGGGGGTGTGTACGGTGGTTAATTATAAATATGGCGACTTGTTCAAAAAAGATACGGTCGATAAGCAATTATCCATCGTATCTGATGACGGAAAAATCAATATCACAAATACAGAGCTACACCAAGAAAAATTCGAATTGACCGAAAGTTTGTGTTCGGAACAGGAATTGACGTTTGGATCATGCGAAGCCGCCATGATTAAATTCACGGTGTCAAATACATTTTTGCCAATGAAGGGCAGATGGATGACGGTAAGAATGTCCCTTGATGGACATGCAGATATCCCGTTCCAGTTCGGACGATATAAGGTTGATTCTGATACGCCCACGGCAGACAGAACGTGCCGTGATGTGGTTGCATATGATGCCCTTTATGACATTTTAAATGCAGATGTGGCAGCATGGTATAACACTGTCTTTCCATCCCATAAAGAGCAGCAGAAAGATAAAGATGGAAAAACTACGACTGTTACAGTTTATGATCCGGTCACAATGAAGCAATTCCGGGACAGCTTTTTTAAGCACTTCGGGATTGAGCAGGCTGACATTATACTGGTTAATGACGGCATGTCTATTGAAAAAACAGTTGCAGTCACGCCATCCAGTGAGACAAGTTCTGATACAGAGGAATCGAGCACCATAGGCGAATCTATGAGCGGCAAGGAAGTGTTGTCCTGTATTTGTGAGATCAATGGCTGTATGGGGCACATGGGGCGCGACGGGAAGTTTCATTATATTTATCTGGAACAGGAGATACAGGGATTATATCCGAGAAATGACCTTTATCCGGCAGATGATCTGTTTCCGCGCGATCCAAAGAGTACGCAGATAGGAAAAGGATTCTATGTTACTGCCACATATGAAGATTATCTTGTCAAAACCATTAATAAACTTCAGATCAGGGAGCAGAAGAATGATATTGGCGTGATCGTAGGCACCGGAGACAATGCCTATGTGATCGAGGATAATTTTCTTGTCTATGGAAAAGGCACAAAAGAACTGAAAGGCATTGCAAAAAATATTCTTTCCAAGATCAGAGGGATTGTTTACCGACCGTTTACAGCGGACTGCAAAGGAAATCCGTGTCTTGAGGTCGGGGATGCAGTGCGGTTGCCGACCAGATATGAACTGATCGAGTCCTATATTCTGAAAAGAACCCTGAAAGGTATACAGGCTTTGCGTGATGATTTGGAAGCGGATGGGGAAGAGTACCGGACAAACGGGGCGAACGGAATACAGAAAAGTATTTTAAAGCTCAAAGGCAAGAGCAATGTGTTGGAGCGAACCATTGAAAAGACACAGAGCACGATAACTGATGTTGAGAAGGGATTGCAGTCACAGATCACGCAAACTGCAACCGAAATTCGCACAGAAGTTAAAAATACAACGGATGGTTTATCATCGAGAATCACGCAAAATGCGAGCAGTATTACAGCAGAAGTCAAAAGGGCAAAGGGGCAGGAAGTTGAACTTGCGGCAGCCATTAAAATCAATGAGGATAAAATTACTGCGGAGGTTACCAGGGCAAGTAAAACGGAGGGAGAGTTATCCGGCAAAATAGAAGTGACTGCAGAAGAGATTCGTTCGGAAGTGAGTGCTTCCCTCAACACATGGGACTGGGATGAAAGTAAATATAACATTATTTATTTCGGGCATGGAGATCAAGGGCATGGATATAAACCGAGTAGCGATATCGAGAATAAGTGCTATCTGAATCTGGATAATGGTACTATTTGGCAATGCGTAAAGGTTGCGAATTCCACTTATGCGTGGGAATATCGTGCTAATGCTAAATTGATAGCAAATAGCATGACAAGTGCCTTCAAGCAGACATCACGGGAAATTAGCACGAAAGTGCAGAAAGATAATGTTATTTCATCTATTAATCAGACTGCGGAATCTATCAAAATTAAAGCATCGAAGCTACAGCTTGATGGAGACACAAGGATTACCGGAGGAACGATTCATATTGAAGCAACGGAATCTGTTGACAATATTATCCAGTTAAAACGTCCTGGGACGCTTGTAAAAATGGGAAATGATGGTATGTATGCGGAGGCTGACACGCGGTCTGCGGTGTTTCAGTATTCCAATATTACAGTGCAGGATAGTGCTGGTGGAAAAGATGCTTCAGGAAATACAGTTGCAACGATAGCTCAAATGCTATCATCTGGAAAAGGAATTTCTTCCTATGGCTGGGAAAGTTATTCTGATCGACGTTTAAAACATGGAATAAAAGCGCTTGATAAGAAAAAAAGTGCAAAAGTTATATTGAAACTTGTACCATGTGAATTTATATATAACTTCGATAAAAGTGAAACCGTTAGGCATGGATTTACGGCACAGAATGCAATGGAAGCAGTTGATAATGAGTGGGAAGTATGTGGAAAGAACAATGTTGATGGAACAGAATATTACACACTCGACAAAACGAATCTGATTGCTGATCTGGTTGCCACAGTGCAGTTGCAGCATGACGAGATAGAACAGTTAAAGGAAAAGGTGGGAAATCTATGATAAATGCAAAAATCCGGGAATTTGAAAACGACATTATAAATTATGCAAATTTGTGTGAGGATGTCCCAATCGAAGCTAAGTACCTAGTGTTTAAGGATATTCTGCAGCAGATTAAGGAAGAAGCAAACAGACATGTTATAGCCGAACGGGAGCAGATGAAGCTTGCAAAGGAAAGGGAGAGTGAGGACCATGAACAAAGCGCATAGTGCTATTAATTGGGAGAATTACCCGAGTGATGAAACACCGCTTAATGAAAGCAATCTTAACAAAATGGACGCAGCTATTGGCGTTATTGATGATCGTGTAATCACTCTTGATACCACGAAAGCCACAAAAGCAGAGGTAGCAACTCTTGTTGCAGACGTGACATTCGAGGAATCGACGGGAATTATCACAATCACGAAAAAGAACGGTTCCAAAGTTATGATCGATACGCAGATGGAGAAGATCGCGATCAACTTCGATTATAACCCGACTACACAGCAGATTATTTTGACTCTGATCGATGGTACGAAGCAGTACATAGACCTGTCGGCACTGATTACACAGTATGAGTTCCTTAATTCTGATACGGTAGCTTTTTATATTGATAAGGATGGAAAAGTGTCTGCCATCGTCAAAGAGGGTAGCATCGAGGAAAAACACTTGGAGCCAAACTATCTTGCAAAAATTAAGGTGGAAGTAGCAAAGGCAGAGTCAAGCCAGCAGGCAGCGGCAATGTCTGAAATAAACGCCAAAGCAAGTGAGAATGCCGCAAAAGCCAGTGAAACAGCTGCAAAAAAATCAGAGGACAATGCCAAGGCGTCCGAGACAGCGGCAGCGAAGTCAGCTACGGCGGCAGCGGCATCCGAAAGCAACGCAAAAGTCAGTGAGACATCCGCCAGTGAATCATCCGCCACAGCCACGGAGAAAGCATCGTCCGCCAGTCAGTCAGCTGATACAGCAGCCGAAAAAGCAGATATTGCAACTCAAAAGGCTGCGGAGATCATCGGTAAAGCGGAATCTGCAGAAGAAAGTGCAACCAAGGCACAGAGTTATGCTGTTGGTGGTACAGGAAGCAGAGAGGGCGAGGATTCTGACAATGCCAAGTATTACTATCAGCAGGCAAAAGACATATCAGAAGGACTTAAAGGTGGATTGCAGCCACACGGAACAGTTGCATTTGCAGATCTTCCGGCACTTGCGGATGTTAGCACAGGGTGGATGTTTAATATTTCAGACGAATTTACGACCACCGCAGATTTTAAAGAGGGAGCCGGGAATACAGTTCCGGCCGGAGCGAACATCTATAAGACGTCAGATGGCAAGTGGGATGTGCTGGCGGGGACACCTGTAACTGGAATCAAAGGAGCGAAAGAAACATCTTACCGACGTGGAAATGTTAATCTTACGCCTGTGGACATTGGAGCGTATGCAATAGAAGCTATTGATGAAATGATGAAAAAAGTAAGTATTCCACTTTCACAGGAATTAGCAGTCGTTGGTACAGAAGACGATCAGCTCATAGTAGAGGAAAGTAGTGGTTGGCAAACAGTCAATTATTTGGAAGGAATAAGTGGTTCGCTAAAAACTATAGCGCAACAGCTTATGGCGTTAAACAGCGGTTTAACGAACCATATAAATAATGTAATGCAGGCTCAGACATCAAGTATTTACGGAACCCAGGTAGGCATTCCAAATAACACGCAGACATTAGTCAATCAATTAGAGGTTAAGGATGATGGACTATATCTTGTCCGTTCTCAATGTGCATTTGCTGCCGCCAGTGTTGGTTATCGTGATGTATCAATAAAAGTAACTGACAAAAAAACAAATATGCTCGCAACTCGTGGAAACGCAAATACGATTGCTCTACCATCGCCAGTACAAACGTGTATACAATGTCAGACCATAAATGCACTTAGCTTACATAGTGGAGACAAAATTGGACTGTATGCAAATCAGAATAGTGGTGCTACCTTAAACGTAAGTGAATCTTATATTTCAATAACCCGTTTAAAATAACTATGAAAATGTGCCAATTTTGATATTATGCCATTTATCGTCACCCATGTTTGCACTTCTATAAGATGCTATGAGGTTGTTACTTGAATCTACAAATATTTGAAGCATTGTTTGGTTAACAGCACCATGAAACAATATCATTTGATTAGAACTATTTTGAATTTGGACTTTTTTCGTTAAATCGCTGTTTTACAAAAAAAATGAGGACAACTTGGCACAAAAGAAAACCTATGTAGAAATATAATAAAATCAAGAGCCTAAGAGCCGATTACACGACCATGTGTTGTGTAGCCGGCTCTTTTGAATAACAGTCCTACGGGCAGAAAGGAAAATTATGCACTTAAAATTCATCACAGATAACTGGCAGATGCATAATTTTCAACCAGTAATTAATTTTTTAACAAAATTTAAACTAATCAATCGACATTCTGCGACAATAAGAAATTTACCTGTCGAAACTTGCGACCGAAAGAAATTGAATGTTTGCGGGAAAATTTGTAAAATAAAATTGTCCGATAAGGGCACTTCAAGTTCTGGCTGAGGGGCGGGATAAGGCGTTTTCTTGTCCCTCAACTACAAACGAGTTTGTAATTTGTAGCAATTTGTCAAATGGGGTTGACGGTATCGAACATAAGTTCTATAATTTGTGTATCGCTATCGGAAGTGCGGAATGATTGGAGGAGAATAAGATGGGGGAAAAAGATTGCAATGAGGAAACAGCGTTTTACAAGGAAAAAATAACTGAAATGGTCGTTAAGTGCGACAACGAGCGATTTTTGAAATTTTTATATAACACAATACTTTCATTCAAAAAAAAGTGGGGCATTTAGTGCCCCTCTTTTTCATGCCAATAGGTTATATTGTCAAATATAGTCTGTCGATGTTCTTTGCTAAGTTCCATTAGCATTTTCAAATTATCTAGCAATTCATTATCCGACATAAGGTCTGGAAGAATATCTGGTGCATTTTCTAAATTATCTTCCCAACCCATTAAATAAGATGGAGAAACTTCAAGAACTTTCCCAATAATTTCTATTTTATCACTTGGAATATTAGTAATAATGTTGTTTTCATATTTATATAGTGTTTGCTTTGAAACTTTCATTTTCTCTGCAAGCTCTACTTGTGAAATACCTAAAAGCTCTCTCTGCTTTTTTATCCTATCTCCGATTGTCATTTGAGTTTCCCTCCTTTCCTATTGGTAACTTTATTATAACACAAAAAAGTTACTCGTCAAGAAAAAAATAACTTGACAAGTTACCAAAATGGAATATAATGAAAGTAACTTCAAAAGTTACGAAGTTAGAAAGGAGTAGTAAGATGGTTGATACAAACAAACTTCGCGGCGTTATTGCTGAAAATGGCAAAACACAGGCTGATGTTGCGGAAATGATTGGAGTTACGCCAAAAACATTTTATATGAGAATGAGTAAGGGCGTTTTCGGAAGTGACGAAATTCAGGTTATGATTGATAACCTTCACATCCAAAATCCAATGGATATTTTTTTTGCAAAGAAAGTAACTTAAAAAGTTACCAGAAAGGAGAAGAGATGATGAAAAAAATCAAGGATTGTGCCGTTGCATTTTTTAATAAGCATTTTGTGAAGTGGAAGTTTTTGCAGAGCATACTTATTATTCCATTTATTAAAGATGGGAAAATGTATTTGCATGTTTCACAAGTATGTGGAGGCGGACCGAGAGTGGTAAAAAGAACTTTCCTCATTGAGCATTTGGTTGATAATAACTTGGCGGTTACAAACCAAACGCTCGAAGAAGAAAAAAGAGTGTTTAAAAATCCTACATTACTTTAATCCATGTAGTATATCCACATTCTTTGCATTCTGGCAGCATTTCGCCTTGCTTTACAGTGACGATTCCCTTTTTATTTTTACCGCCACATTGCATACATACATATATACCTTTATCAACAGTTTCATATGTAGCGAATGTTTCAGAATAACCACTATCCATATTTACACCACCTTTCCTATTAAATAAGGAAAGTATATCACAGAAAGGAAGTGAAATAAATGAGCGAACAGGAAAAGAAAGTTGTTGAAAAACTCAAAGAAGCCATTCCAAAAATGAACGACTTTCAGAAAGGCTACGTTCTTGGCATGGTTGAGGGTTCAGCAAGCGTTTCAAAAAATCAGCCAGTAGAAGAGACTGGGAACTCAAAAACAGAAGAATAGAAAACAAGATATTGATAGTTGAGAAATTTGTCGGAATTTGCAGATTAAATGTGTTTGTAACACAGGAAATCAGTTGATACAATTAATATGCGACGGCGGCAGGAAATGAGTTACATTATTGCTTTATTTTCCGCATCATCTTTAGTATTTTATTTAATCTCTTTTGTACTTTTTTAAATCCTTTGTATAGGTCGATTGTCATGGATGTTACGGTTAGAATTATGAAGAAGTCGTAACCGGTAACACGCCATACCAATAATGAGATAAGTATACTAACGATTTTCATGATAACAGTTCCTTTCATGATGGCCGCCGCCGTACATTAATTGTATCAACAAAGCAAAATAGAGACAACCAGTATTTTCCAACTATCAAGCGGTAGTTGGATTTTTTATTGCAAAAATCCGGAAAGGAGAAGAATGAATGAACAATTTAGAAACAACCAAAATGCAGACACCAATCGAAATTGCACTTGGTGTCGATGAAAACGGAATGACTACAGCAAGCAAGCTATATTCTTTCTTGGAGCTGAACCCAAGCAATTATTCAAAGTGGTGCAAGACAAACATTACTGAAAACGAGTTCGCAGAAGAAAACATTGATTTTACTCGGTTCGTACTTGAGTACGAGTCGGGAGTTGGAACTAAAAAGAGAGAAGATTTTAAATTGACTTCCAAGTTTGCTAGAAAGCTATCCATGACCCAGAAAAACCATAAAGGTGAACTTGCAAGAGATTATTTTGCAACGCTTGAGGATAAGGCAAAAGAAATGGCAATCAACCGTTCACAGCTTTCGCCACAAATGCAAATGTTTTATGCCATTGCTGATGGACAGGCAAAAATGGAACTGGAACAGAAACGGCAGGCGGAACAACTGAACCATGTGGAACGGAGAGTTGAGAGCATCCGAGAAGTGGTTGCACTTGATACAACATCATGGCGTGATGATACCGGAAACATTCTGCGGAAAATCAGTATGGAGCTTGGCGGCGGACAGGCATATAGCCAAGTAAGAGCCGAAAGCTACGAACTGTTGTCAAAGCGGATGGGTGTAAATCTGAAACAGAGACTTACGAATAAGCGCAGGAGAATGGCTGATGAAGGTATCTGTAAATCGACCAGAGACAAATTATCCTATGTGGATATTATCGCAGAGGACAAGAAGCTGATCGAGGGATATACAGCTATTGTAAAGGAAATGGCAATCAGATACGGAGTTGGAAAGGATTAACAGGAGGTATTCATGGATAGACAGAACATTGCATTAAGAAAGACATTAGATCAGATCGGCGTAAAACATAGCATTAAGGGTTACGGTTACATAATCAGTGCGGTTGAGAAATGTCTTGAAAACAGAAGTAAACTTATCAACGTTATTAAAGGACTCTATACTGAAATCGCAGAAGAAAACGGCGATACAGTCTGGAGAGTAGAAAGATCAATCCGGCACGCGATAGAAGTTACTTGGACAAATGGCAATAAAAATGCAATAAACAAAATTTTTGTCTATACGTTTTCAGTGGAAAAAGGAAAGCCGACAAATTCAGAGTTTATCGCATTAATAACAGATTTTGTTTCCTTGTATGGTGACGAGATTGCCAATGGTTCCTATAAGTGGTAGGAGTAAGGTGTCTATGAAGAAGTTTGCAAAGGTAATTGAAATGATCGGCACCGTTGTTTTTCTGTTTTGCATCTGCATTGATGCAACGGAGTATCCGGTCACTGCTATACCTGTATTGATTGGATTACTTCTTATTTATATAGGAACAAAAATAGATGGGGAGTGGCAGGAGTATACAGAAGAGATTGTAGATTACGATTACAGAAGTGAGTCTGATGACGATGACGGTATTACCTATATCACATTTGACACTGATTACAGCAAAGAAAAGGAATCATCCGAACCGACCAAAGCTGAATGATTCCAGTTCAAGCAATAGCATAAGCTATTTGCGCCTATTTTAGCACAAGAAAAGGAGAAATTCAAATATGAGAGCAGAAAACAATAAAGTGGAACTTACAGGAACGATTATCACAGAGCCGGAATTTAACCATGAGGTGTTTGGAGAGGGATTTTATAATATGCACCTCAAAGTGGATAGATTAAGTGGGACGGCTGATATTATCCCATTAATTATTTCAGAGAGATTAATCAATCTGAATGATAAATACACGGGCACTGCCGTTAATGTTTCCGGTGTGTATAGTTCTTATAACAAACATGAGGAAAAGAGAAATCGTCTGTTATTATATGTATTCGTCTGTGAAATTGAAAAAGCGAATCCGGGAGAACATACAGATTTGAACAAAATCCAGCTTGACGGATATGTATGCAAAGAACCGATTTACAGGAAAACTCCGCTTGGAAGAGAAATTGCAGATTTATTAATTGCAGTCAACCGCTCCTATGGAAAAACAGATTATATTCCATGTGTTGTTTGGGGCAGAAATGCAAGATTTGTTGGTCAACTGGAAGTAGGAACCTATATCGAGATCAATGGACGCATTCAGAGCCGCGGATATATTAAGAAATATGAAGATGGAACAGAAGAACAGAGAACAGCATACGAGGTGTCTGTAAGCAAAATCAATGTATTAGAGGAGGAAAATTAAGATGGCAGAAAATACCGTTACAATTTCCGTTGAAGAATATGCAGATCTGGTTGCATGCAGGACGAAAGTTCATACAGCATGTGACATTATTGCAAATGAGCACCAAAGAGACATTGAGCTGATGGGAAAAAAAGGAACAACTATTGATTCAAAAATTATAGAGTCAGCTCTTGGATATGTTGACGATGAAGCATGCTTTGAAGAGGCACTTAAAAAATATAAAGAGTGGAAGGGGAAAGAAAATGAAACTGAAAATTAGATCGTTACATATGGAGAATTTCAAGGGAATTAAGAGCCTTGATGTGAATTTCTCTAATAAGACAAGTATTAAAGGACAGAACGCCGCAGGAAAGACAACCATATTCGATGCGTTCACATGGCTTCTGTTTAACAAGAACAGTGCCGGAGAGGAAAAGTTCAATGTCAGACCGTTGGATAAGGACGGAAACCGCATTGATAACGTAGAAATTAAGGTTGTAGCGGTTCTGGATGTAGATGGTAAGGAAATAGAGCTTTCCAAAGTGCAGAAGCAGAATTGGGTTAAGAAACGTGGTACTGATACTGTTGCATTGCAGGGAAATGTCAATTCATTTGAGATTGACGGTTATCCAAAAAGTGAAGCTGATTTCAAAGAATATATTTCCAGTCTGGCACAGAGCGAGGATATGTTCAAGATGCTGGCCAATCCGCAGTATTTCTCTTCCATGAAATGGAAAGAGCAGCGGGATATTCTGATGCGCCTTGTAACGGATGTATCGGATGTTGAACTGGCGCAGACAGATGCTAAGTATGCCCAATTACTCGGCGAGTTGGAGAAAGCACCGTCCACGGATGATATTCGTGCAAAATTTCAGAAAGCTCTTACAGATTGGAAAAAGAAACAGTCAGAGATTCCGGTACGTATTGATGAAGCAGAAAAATCCAAGATTGATGTGGATGTGGCAGAGCAGGAGTTGTTAAAGGCTGACCTGGAGCGGAAGATTGAAGCGGTTGACGATCGTATGGAAAATGCCGGAACCGAGATTGACAGACTCCGTGGAAAAGAAATGCAGTTGCAATTTGATATGTCCGGCATTATGCAGGTCATGAATGACGAACTTTCCGCAAAACGTAGAGGTCTTGACAGTGCCAAGGATGATGCAACACGAGAGTTCAATGACTTACATAATCAGATTCAGTCTGCGGAAAATCAGATCAAGGTAAATGAGAAGACAATTTCCGATACAGATGCAGAGCGGAAAAATCTTGGTGTTGAATACAATGCAGAATTTTCCAAGGCATTTGATGAAATGCCATATCTCTTTGACGAATCCAAGTGGAAATTTGATGAATCCACAACGGTTGTTTGTTCCTTATGTGGTCAGAAGTTGCCGCAGGATAAGATTGAGTCTCTTAAGGCTGATTTTGAGCAGAAAAAGGCAGATGCCAAGGCACGTGCCACCAAGCAGTTAGAGGATGCACGCAAAGCATTTGATGATGCAAAGGGCGCAAAACTTAAAGGTCTGATTGACAAGGGCAACGCTTGCAAGGCTGATATTGAGCGATTGACAAAGGAAAACGCCAAGTTGCAGGAAGACATTGTGGCACTCAAAGAGCAGGAATCCAAGGCACTTGCAAAGCAGAATGATTATGCAAAGCAGTTATCCGAGATCCCGGCAGAAGCTGATTATTCGCAGAATGAAGAGTATGTGAAGCTGAAAACAGAGCATGACAAGATTCTTGCTGATATTGCAAAGGTTGAATCCGAGGGCGCAGACAAGGTTGTTACTGATTTAAAAGCCGAGAAAGCCGATCTGCAGAGTCAGCTTGAAGAGGTGAACAAGGTTATTGCGCAGGCGGCTAACAATGTGGCGATTGATGATCGTATCGAAACGCTTCGTGACGAGCAGAAAGAAATCGGGCAGAAAGTTGCCGATCAGGAACAGATGCTTTATCTCTTGGAAGAGTTCATTCGTTTCAAGCTGGATAAGGTTTCAGAATCTATTAACAGCCATTTCAAGACCGTAAATTTCAAACTCTTTGAAATGCAGTTAAATGGCGGTATGAAAGATTGTTGTGAGTGTACTGTGAATGGCGTTCCGTATTCGGCTTTAAACAGTGGTCATAGAATCGTAGCCGGACTTGATATTATCCGTTCTCTTAGCGAGTTATACGGTGTAAGCGTACCGATTTTCGTTGATAACGCGGAATCGCTGAATGAGTTCAATGTGCCGGATATGGATGCACAGTTAATTCTTTTGAGCGTATCAGCGGACAAGCAGTTGAAAGTGGATGGTGTGTAGGATGAATATTGGAACATTAGGAATAATGGAACGGATGTCGCAGAAAAATAACAAAGACTTAAAGGTTTCTCCATTGTCGAATATTAAATCTGCTCATAGCGGCAGGGATGGATGGGGGAGTGTGACAATCGCTATCCCAAATGAAATTGTTACAGGATTGCTTACAAACCCAGATGGTTATATTGGCGGCTTATTGATTTGCAGCAAAGAAGAATTTGAAAAGGAAAAGAAGTTGGCAGGAGGAGAGGTAATATAGATGGGAAATGCTGTGAAATCCTACAAAGGATTTAATAAAGATATTACTTGCCGTGGCTTTCAGTACGAAGAGGGAAAGGAATACGAGGAAGAAAGCGTAGAAGTTTGCGATCATGGATTTCACGCTTGCGAGTATCCGCTGGATTGCTTGAATTATTATTCTCCAAATAAAAGCGTATACCACGAGGTAGAGCAGAGCGGAGAAATCCAGAAACATAATGATGATACTAAGGTAGCATCTACAAAAATTAAGATCGGAGCAGAAATCAGCATTGCTGGACTGGTTAAAGCTGCAATCGAATATACGGTAAAAAGAGTGAATAAGGAAGCTGAAAGTGATGAAAATCACGGAGCATCCTCGGCAACCGGAAACTGCGGAGCATCCTCGGCAACCGGAGACTACGGAGCATCCTCGGCAACCGGAGACTACGGAGCATCCTCGGCAACCGGATACAAGGGAGCATCCTCGGCAACCGGAGACTACGGAGCATCCTCGGCAACCGGAAACTGCGGAGCATCCTCGGCAACCGGATACAAGGGAGCATCCTCGGCAGAAGACAAAGATGCGGTCGCTGTTGCTTGGGGTTACAAATCAAAAGCAAAGGGTGTTATTGGCTCGTTTCTTGTTTTTGCAGACTGGGAATACACTGGTTCAGAAGATAATACGGAATATGACAGAAATAACCAGAGTGCATGGGTTCTTAACGGCGCAAAGATGGTGCAGGTTGATGGGGAAAATATCAAGCCGGATACTTGGTATACGATTGAAAATGGAGAGATTGAGGAGGTATCAGAATGAATTACATAAAAGCAAAATATCCAAACCAGATCCGGTCATATATATTTGCTACATCAGACGATGTAAAAGCCGGTGACACGGTTGTAAATGCCAAATGTGCGAAGCTGACAGTTACGGATGAAACCGTGGATATGAAGTGGGTAGAAACCTACGGTGCTGATAAGGTGGCAGTTGTGAAGAAGTGTGAAGAACCGGAAAGCGGTGGTGACGATGAGAGTTAATCCATGTAGATATTGTGCATTGTCTTTAAACCTTAATGGAAAGCATTGTTCAAGGTATTCTTCCGAAGAGTGTACAAAATGCGAGAAAATTCAAAAACACAGGGAATACCTTTTGAGTCAGCGAAAATTCGCAGAGGGTGATCAGATTACAAGCATTGAGGAACTTTTGAAACAGGAATGGGTAATGTGGTATCACAGTACAAAGCACATAGAGGTTATCAAGAATATGCAACTCAATCTTGTTTTGAAATTTCTTAAAAATGGAGCATTTAAAAAAGCAATAAGGAAAGAAAGTGAGGAAAAATAATTATGGCAGAAACAAAGAAACAGGAAGTGGCGGCACAGGGAAAACAGGAAATGAATACACAGCTTTCTTATTATGCGAACCAGTACACAGGGCTTATGGAGCGTGACTTCGCAGAGCATGGACTTGTGTTTGATGATTATTCCAAGCAGTGCGCTATGGCAGCTATGAGTGCAATTTACAACCTTGTTACATCCAACAAAGCCGCTATGAGCAACTTGAATGGTTCTAATTTGAGACAGGTTATCGGGCAGGTATCAAGCCTTCAACTTAATGCCAATGCTGTACCAAGAGAGTGCTATTTCCAATTGAGAAGCAAGCAGGACGCAAACGGAAACTGGTACAAGGAAGTAGAAATGGGAATCGAAGGAGACGGAAACGATGCGCTTCTTCGCAACTTTGGTGTTGATGTTAAAAAAGTATATCCGGTATGGCTTGTGAAAGAAGGGGATGAGTTTACATATCCGAAGCACAGAGGCGTTGAAGTTACGCCGCCGGAGTGGGAAGAAAAAGGATTTTCACAGAAAGTAATCCGTGTTGTTTATCCTGTTGAAATGAATGATGGAAAAATCGAGTACATGATTGCAGAGCGTGAAAGCGTAAAAGGGAATCTTTTCGCTCATGTCCGTAATAATCTGTTGAATGAAACTTTCGGACTTGTAAAAGGTGGCAAAAAGACACGTTATGATGCAACAGAAGCAGAAAAGAAAGCTATCGCAGAAAAGAAAAAAGAAATTCTGAAAGCACTTTTAGACTGTAAGACTATTGAAGATATGCTCGCCTGTGAAGTTGCGAAACCATATATGAGTGCTGCATGGCTTGATACATCGGAATCCATGATTGTTCGTAAGATGCGTAATAATGCAATCAAAAAGCATCCAAAAGACCTTAATGCTATTGCGAAACAGTCTCTTATGCAGATGGATGAAACTTATCAGCAGACGCAGGAGGAAATTGCGGAAAATGCCAATTCAGAGCCATTTATCGTAGCTGAATCCGAAGCTATTGAGACCGGGAGCGAAGTAGTTGAATCACAGCCAGAAAAAGTAGCCGGAGAAGTCGTTGAGAATGACGAGAACGTACCGGACTTTATGAAAGATTAGAGGTGGATGCATGAGAGTTATATCACAGGACGGCACAATTGATGTACCGTATGAAATCAGTTCTTTGAGCATGGCAGTCGGGAAATATGAGAATGTTGAACACGCAGCTATCTTTTGCCACAACTCTTCGACAGCAATAGGAACAAAAATGGCTGAATATAGTTCCAAAGAAAAAGCCAAGAAAGCTATGGAAATGCTTAGAAACAAGTACATGGAATATACAAGTACAAATTATTTAAAAATTTTTCAGTTCCCTACAGAGGAAGAATTGGAGTAGCCTATGGAAGTTATTTCATTTTTAGAGTCAGTTCAGAAAGGTATGGCTGATAATACCTACAACTTTTGCAAAGATGGAAAATGCAGCCAGTGCGGTAACTGTTGCTCAAATCTCTTGCCAATGAGCAGAAAGGAAGTAGATGCCATTCACAGATATATCCGTAAGAATCATATCAAAGAGTGCAAACATCTTCTTCACACTGCGAATAGAACGTATGATATGACATGCCCTTTTCTTGATACGGATAAGAGTTGCGAGAAATGCAGAATCTATCCGGTTCGACCAGAAATTTGCAAGCAATTTATCTGTGACAATGAGCAGAGAGCAAAGCATAATAGGGCATTGTTTGGACAGACGAGACAGATTATTGATGTGAGGAGTGAGTTCTTTAATGAGACTTAAAGTCTTAGGTTCCGGTTCATCCGGCAACTGCTATATTTTGGAGAATGAAAACGAAGCCTTGATAATCGAAGCTGGGTTGCCATTCATGGAAGTCAAGAAAGCCTTGAATTTCAATGTAATGAAGATAGTCGGCATGATTTCCAGCCATGAGCATGGAGACCATTATAAATATTTCGAGCAATATAAAAATGCAGGAATCAATTCGGCTTGCTTTGGTACAGGAATTCCCGAATATGATGCCGATAAAATGAAGTATTATCTTGTTTCTATGGGGAAATTCAGAATTAAAATTTTTCCATTAGTACACGATGTTCCTTGCTATGGCTTTTACATTACGCATCCAGAAATGGGTAGTTTGGTGTATGCATCTGATACCGAGTACATCAAATACCGATTCAAAAATGTCAATCATTTTATGGTTGAGAGCAATTACGATATGCAGTTTGTGAACCGAGAAGAGCCAAATTACGAACACAGATTAAGAGGTCATATGAGCTTACCAACGGCACTTGACTTTATTTCTACTAACGATAATCCGGCATTGCGAAATGTCGTTCTAATTCACTTATCAGATAAAAGCGGAGATCCCGCACTATTCAAACAAAAGACAGAAGAAACAGTTAAATATGGAGCAAATGTTTATATTGCAGAAAAAGGATTAGAGGTTGATATGAACCTTTGCCCGTTCTGAAAAGAGAAAAAATGAAATTATACAGTTATTTTTTCTGCGGTGAAAAGCTGGAAGAAAAAGCATTTGAAGCAAAGGAATGTTCTAAGACATATACCGCCTTAGAACGTGGAGTCGGTTGTATATATAAGGGTATGAGAATTAATAAAGAGAGCATTGGCAATCTTATTGAACATTCTAATACAATCGTATTCTTGGAAGAAAGCAGGAATGCGGCGATTGAAGCGTTCATTTCAAGAGAAAAGAGACGTGCGGATTTTGCAAAAAGAAATCTCGACCGTGCACAGGAAAACATTGCGCATCTTGAAAAACTGAAATAGGTTGTAACACCTTGGCATTTGCCTAAAAGAAACCAATTCATGCGGTATCTGATCTTTGGCAAGGAGTTTAATATATCACAAAAAACTAAATTGAAAGCCATGAGATACCTTTGGCGGTTGCTAAGAGTGACCGCCAGAAAGGAGTATACGTGTTAATAATTGAGGATAAAGGACAGAAAGAGGGCTTGCATATCCTTAAGAATAGATATTTCAAAAGCCACGATATGGAAGTCTTGCGTGCACCATTGCCGGTTGGAGATTACATAATTGCCACAGACAAGGTAGCGGATGTTATCCATAGAAAATCAGCTAGAAAAATGGAACTTAAAAAGATGGATTTCCTTGGAACTTATGATGTATCTGTAGATACTAAGAAAGATATGCAGGAGATTGTAGGAAACATCTGCGGACGTCAGCATGGAAGATTTCGTGATGAGTGTATTCTTGCTCAAAACAACGGAATCAAACTTTATGTATTGGTAGAAAACGAAGATGGAATCAAATCCATTGAAGATGTTTCTAAGTGGAACAATCCACGAGTAGACCGGTATAACAATATTGCATATATGCACACACTTGGAAAATTGCTGAATGTACCGCTACCGAAAACAAAGCCGACATCTGGCAAGGTATTGGCAAAAGCTATGTTGACAATGCAACTTAAGTATGGCGTTGAGTTCGTATTTTGTCGCCCGGAAGATGCAGGGGCAAAGGTTATTGAATTGCTTGGAGGTAGTGAAAATGGCGGGGAATAAGCGGTATTACTGGCTTAAACTGATGGATGATTTCTTTGACAGTAAACGAATCAAGAAACTCCGTAAGATGGCTGGCGGTGATACATACACGATCATATACCTTAAGATGCAGTTGTTGTCGTTGAAAAAGGGCGGCTACTTAGAGTATTCCGGCTTGGAAGATGAATTTTACAAAGAGATCGCCCTTGATATTGACGAGGACGAAATCAATGTTCAAGTAACGATTCAGTATCTTCTTTCCTGCGGATTGCTTGAAACATCAGATTCCATTGAGTACAAGTTGCCATTTGTGCAAGATAACCTAGGAAGTGAGACTGCAAGTACAAGAAGAAGTCGTAAATCTAGGGAAAATGCACAAAAAGCGTTTCAATGCAACAGTGGAGCAACGGAGTGCAACATTTTGCAACAAAATTGCAATGTAGAGATAGATATAGAGAAAGATATAGATACAGATATAGAGAAAGAGAAAGAAAATACAAAAGAAAGCGTGCCTGCATCTGATTTGGACTTTGACGCGGAATGGGGATGGGAATACACGATCAATGCATATCCAAAGAAAACGTCGTTAACGTCTGCCAAGGTAGCATGGATGGACAAGCTTTTAGAAGTTATCGAGCCGAACAGGAAAGCCGTTGCAAAGCTGATATATGAGGCTACAGTGGCATATGTTACTGACTATATAGAGAAGAATCCGGATGATACGAATTATCGCTACATACCAAAATACGGAGACTGGCTGAAAGAGGATTGCGATTACTGGATTCGTCAAGTTGAGAAACGAAAGCGAGGTGAGAGCAGTTGACGGAAGCAGAAATTGGAGTGATCGGATGTGTATTGATTGACAATGATTCCATGTACAAGGTTTATAACAAATTGAAGCCGGAAATGTTCAGCTCTGAATTTTGCCAAGATGCTTTTGCTGAAATGCTTGCCATGTATGATCGTGGAGAAAACATTAATGTCGTTTCACTGTCTCAGTCACTTGAAAACCACAAATGGGAGCCGGAAATGATTGCCGGGGAGCTTAAGGAATGTATTGCCGCAACTCCGTTATCGACAGCAATGAAAAACTATGCGGATGCAGTCATTAAGGATTGGCGGGCAAGGGAAACGAAAAGCCTTTTCCAGAGAGTGAGCCTTAGACCATGTGATATTGATAATTCGATCGCGGAAGTTCTTACAAGGCTTGAAGAAATCCAAGTTAATCAGTTGAAGAAATCTAAGTTGATGAAGCAAATCGTATCAGAGAACAAAGATAAATACTTCAATGATGATGTGGGAGAGGACAGGGTAAAGACAGGATTTTACCATCTTGACGATTGCCTTGGCGGTCTTGAAGGCGGAGACATTACAGTTGTTGCCGCGAGACCGGGAGTTGGTAAGTCTGCTATTGTGGCACAAATAATCGAGAATATGGCAAGAAAAGGCTATAACACTTGTTACTACAACATGGAGATGAACAACAGTCAGATTTATGAAAGGTTTGTTTCAAGAATGTCAAAGATTGGTCTGACAAGAGTTCGCAGGGCAAAGGCTTTTCTTGGTGGAGAGAAAGAAGCCTTTGACAAGGCAAATGATGAGCTTGAAAAATATCCGATCACAATTGACGATCAGACAAATGTTATTGAGGAAATGAGAACGCAATGCAGGCATCAAAGATATGACGTGATCGTAGTTGACTATCTGCAATTGGTACGGTGTAACCGGAAGTTCAATAATCGTGCATCCGAAGTCGGGGAAGTTTCGAAGCAATTCAAAGCACTTGCGAGAGAGCTTCACGTTCCGATCATCCTATTGTCACAGCTTAACCGAGTATCGGAAATGAATGTAACGAAAGAGCCTACAATGTCCGAATTAAGAGAATCCGGAGATATTGAGCAGGATGCTTCCAATATTATTCTTATGTGGAATTTGGATGAAGACAGAAAATTTAAAGGCTTGAAAGTTGAAAAGAATCGACAGGGTACACCGTTTAGAGAAGTTGTTCAGTTTGAAGGTGATCGTATGGAATTTATCGAGCGAACCGAAACCATTGAACAGATTCAAGCACGGATGCGACAGAAAGACGGTTTCCGAGAAGTATGTGGCAGCACACCATTTGATTAAAAGGTGAATGATTATGGCAAGTAAGAAATTTGAAAAAGGTTCCGAAGAATGGCAGTTTTTTAATGACTATTATAAATTCCGGCAGCAGTTTTATGAAGCTGATAACGAAGATGAGTGGTTCCAAGGAATGATGGAAGCAGGGGAAATGCTAATTAAAAAATATGCACGGACAAATATATCAAAATATGTTCAAAGTCTTGTATTTAGCCATTTTGAGGATGTAGAGAGGAGATGGAAGAGCAAATGAGTAATGCACTGGCAAGAAAGAAAAAGCGGATGCAGCCACTTGGATATTCCAAGAGTGAACTGATCGGAATACAGAGATACGCCAAGGCACAAAGCAATGCGGATTATCTGATAGAGGAATCCTATTATAACGTCCGTATGATGGCATATCAGGCACTGCATGATAAGTTCGGATTCGGACACAAAAGAATCATAAAGGTTGAGCAGACCATTGATGCATATGTGGAGAATGCAAAGGATGGAACGACAGGCGAGGAACTTTGTTTTTATCTGAAAGATAAATGCAAGATTGACGTGAGAGAGGAAACAAATAAGATTCCGTATCGTGAGAGTTTTTATCTGGTAGAGAGAAAGATTGCACCGAACTGCATGATACAGGCAAATAAGTTTTTGCTGGCACAGGTATTTAATTATTTTGCTATGTTGGGTGTCTGCCTTAAAACACAGTTTAAATTTTCGGGAAATCAGATCAGACAGGTTTATGAGAGAATCAGATATTTGATTAACTGCCTTGCTACCGGATATGAAACCATGACGGGGATCGCAAGTGTACTGGAATGGGAATGTAAGTACATTGATAAGCGGTTTATCGGAAAGACGTATGAAATATAGGAGGAATGGTTGATGGACAAGTTAGCTGTGGAACTGCAGGATGGATATTTTGTGGAGATTGATTCTCTGAATCACACCCTGAGACAGAGATATGCCGGACAGGATAAGGACGGCAATGAAAAAGAAAGCGTTCGAACAATCGGATATTTTGGAGACATGAAACAGTGCATTAAGGCTTTGTTAGATCGTTATCCGAGTGAGTTATCCGAAAAGGCGCAGATTTCCTTTAGTGAATACTTGGAACTGTTGGATAAGGCTTATACGAGGTCAGAACAGCTTGTGAACAGGATCGGAAAGGAGCAGGAAAATGCTGAATAGAGAAAAATATGCGGAAGAGATTTTAAATATTGCGTGTGATGGATGCAATATTGCGTTAATTAATGGGAAACTGGAAAAATGCAGGGGAGTCTGCGATAAATGCGATTTTTGCGATAATGACATTAGAAATGCTGGTCGTTGCAGAGAAAAAGCAAAAGAATGGGCGAACAGCCAGTATGTTGATTGGAGCGAAGTTCCAGTCGATACACCGATTTTGGTCAGAGATTCTGAACTTTTTGCGTGGAGCAAAGAACATTTTGCAAAATATGAAGATGAAACGGTTTATACATGGGATTACGGAAAAACGTCATGGAGCACATACGACGGTAAAATGAGTAGCTATAAATATGCTATGTTGCCGGAAAGTGAGGATCAGAATGAAAATAAGCAGGATTAAAAACCAGATATCTGAGGCAGCAACAGAAGCCTGCGGATATTCTCCACTAACGAAAGTGATTTCAGAGGAAGAGGTAAACAGGATTTTGGAACAGGAAAGCGGATGGATTCCATGTAGTGAGAGGCTGCCGGAGGAACATGATAGCATGTTCATAAAATTTAAAGGGACTAAAAAGTGGAGCACTGCGATGTTTGAAAGAAAATCAGACGAGGTAATTGTAACAGTGGCCGATGATGCCGGGCGAACGGTTACAACTAGTGCACACACAACCGATGGAAAATGGCGGTGTGATTTAGTAAGAATACCTGGTTACAGGATAGTGGCTTGGATGCCACTGCCGGAGCCGTACATGGAAAGCGAGGAAAGTCATGATTGAGTGTATAAGAACTGCGGCACGGGATAGCAAAACGGAACGCATTAAAGTTTCCTGCTTAGATATTATCGTAACAATGATAGAAAAAAAGCCATATTACGAAATCAAGTACAAGGAAATCGGAGAGGATTATTATCATGTTGGCTACAGTTCCTATAAGCTAGAAAATGTTTTAGCTTGGAAGGATGAGTGCTTTGAGATTGTGAAAGAATGCAGACCGCAGACCAATGCAGACCGGATCAGGAGCATGACGGATGATGAACTTTTAGATTTCCTTTGCTCAATCGAAACATATGAGCAGGGTAGCGTAAAGACCATTGAGGGCGGTGTTGCAATGTGTTCTGTTACAGATGTGGAACAATGGCTTCGGGCAGAAAGTGAGGGATAGCATGGAAAGATTAACAGAGAGAAATCCATTGTGGATTGATGATGAACTGTGGGAAAGGGCATGTGAACCGGATTGCGAGGAAATAGATGCTGTATATCGGAAACTCAAAGACTATGAGGATGCCGAGGAGCAGGGATTACTTCTGCGGTTGCCGTGTAAGGTGGGAGATATTGTTTATAAAGTTAATAAGGCAAGTAAAAAAATTTCAAAACATAGGGTATTGAAAATCGAGATTGAAAAAATGGAAGGAACGGATTTTACTACGCAAATATGGTTTGAAAACTATGACTTTACATTTGCACATCGTTTTGGAGAAGTAATTTTCTTTACCAGAGAGGAAGCCGAAGCCAAGCTGAAAGAAATGGAGGAAAAGGATGCTTAATGAAATTTTCGATGTGATGAAATGCTTTCCGAAGAGTTATCTTACTCAATTTGGAGAACTTATTTTATCAGACAAAGGGAATGTATATTTTATAGCAAAAGACTGTAATACACAGAAAGATATTATCTGTAAACTTTTAGAGTGGTGTTCCAGACCTATTGCAAAGGGAGAACCTTACCGCCAAGAGAAGAGAAATAAAGAATGGAGAGAATCGCTTCTTTCTGGATACAATGAATATCTCGGAACACAATTCACGCAAGAGGATATGTACTGGATTTACGATAAACTCGGAAACGCAGTCAATCACGAATTGACGTTGAAATTTATTACAAGCGGATATGATTTGAAGCTTGTATATCCGAAGAAAGGAGAAAGTCATGGAGAATAGATTTTTATACCGCGGAAAAAGGTCTGATAACGGCGAATGGGCGGAAGGGTATCTAATTGTAGACGAGAAGGACTACTCTAAATATTTTATCGGTTATGTACTTGGAACGAATGAAGATGGTACTCCTCACGATTTGGATGCCGCGCAGGTAGACCCATCCACAATTTGTCGATGCACTGGAATTAAGGATAAGAACGGCAGACTGATTTTTGAGAAAGATATTTTCTGGCATGAATGTGAAGATTACGTTGTCAAATGGGCTGATGATTCGTTGAGTTGGGAAGCTACATCGTTAGAGACTGATGTAAGTGTTCCATTGGGAGATATTAATCCAGATTATATGGTTGTTATTGGAAACGAGATTGATAATCCGGAACTGTTGGAGGTGTAGGAATGACAGAGAATGAAGCGATTGAAGAATTAAAATATGATTGTAACGAACTTGGAAAAGCGATTCCGTGTGATACATCATGGGGAAAATCATTTGAAAATGCTTATGCAATGGCAATCAATGCACTTGAAGAAATTGAACAGTACCGCACGATCGGAACAGTGGAAGAATGCCAGAAAGCGATGACTGTAAGAAGAGAGGTACAGGAGATCGTTGATCAACAGCTTATTGCTGGGGAAAACAGTTACGAAGAGATATATGCTTGCTTTTGGGAAATAGTAAAAGTAGTTCAGGCGAATTATTAGACAGGAGGAAAACGATGAGATTGATTGATGCTGATGCACTAAAGAAAGATTTAAAATCGGTTACTTTAAGCAATGGAACTTTAGTAAACACAAATGCAGTATTGTATTTACTAGAAGAATATCCGACGGCTTATGATGTAGACAAGGTTGTGGAACAGTTGAGAAAATTGAAGAAAGCAGAGCAGGACAGACCAGATGATTGCGACGATGACGGATACGGAGACGGCGAACAGATCTACAATGACGGGAGAAGTCAGGGAAGATATGAAGCATTTGGCAAAGCTATCGAGATCGTGAAAGGCGGTGGAGTAGATGAATAAAGCAGTATTGATTATGGATATGCCGGAACAGGTGTGCCAGAAATGCACATTGTGCTATGAGACAGAGAATGATGACGAATATCTGTGCTGTGCGACAAGAAAACTTGTACCAGACAGAGAAAAGCCGGATTGGTGTCCGCTCCGGGAACTGCCAGAGAAGATACCAGAGTTGAAATCTGGTTATGAAGATCTCAGCACATCAATACGTCGGGTGGGCTTTAATGCCTGCTTGGATGAAATTTTAAACTAAATTGAAAGGGGTGAGAGGTTTGCCGTTAGATTGAATGGTTTAAAAGCAATAAAACGATGAATTTATTGCATAAAACGCAACATAAACAAATTCAAAGTGCACTATTGTAGATATGTGCACGGAATATCAGAAAGGAGCCGGAACCTATCCGGATAAAAGGCGCGCCGGGTTCCTTTCAAAAGAAAATGAAGAATAGTGAATTAAAAGAATATGTAAACAGCTTTCCGGATGATGCACCGGTGAGTATTATCTGCGCGAATCCAAGAAAAAGAAAACTGTACAAGTTGGAAAATGTAATATGGGTGACAGACCAAGGGCAGCCTTTGATCCTTATTGACATTGGAAAAGAATCGGATATGGATGCAGAAATGATATCCGATCGCGAAGAGGATGAAAAGTCTGCGGATGATCTGGAAGGACAGATGCAAATCGAGGATTTTCCGGAGGTGATGCCGTAATGGATTTTGGATATTACAACATGGATTGTATGGATGGGATGAAAGAGTTCCCGGATGGTTACTTTGACCTTGCGATTGTAGATCCACCGTATGGGATTGGAGAAAATGGAGATAAAAACCATACAAGAAGTAACCTAGCAAAAGCAAAAGATTACAAGAGTTTTAGCGGAATGGATATAAAACCACCAAACGAAAAATATTTCAATGAACTGTTTAGAGTGTCAAAAAATCAGATTATTTGGGGAGCAAATCATTTTATAAGCAAAATGCCGTTTAATAGTAGTTGTTGGATTGTTTGGGATAAAGATAATGGAAATAATGATTTTGCTGATTGTGAACTTGCATGGACTTCGTTCAGTACTGCAGTAAGGAAGATTAAATATAGGTGGCACGGAATGCTTCAGCAAAATATGAAACACAAAGAAAACCGTATTCATCCTACACAAAAACCAGTGGCAGTATATGAATGGCTTCTGAATAGCTATGCAAAGCCCGGAGACATTATCCTTGACACACATGTAGGAAGTGCTAGTAGTTTGATAGCCTGCTACAGAACCAACCATCCATATGTTGGCTTTGAACTGGACAAGCATTATTATGATTTGTCCAAAAAGAGATTAGATGCAGAAATGGCACAAATGCGATTATCTGATTTTATGCCGGAGGTGATGCCATGATTAACGGAGAATTGATAGTTGACAATTTTGCCGGCGGGGGTGGTGCATCCACTGGAATTGAGTTGGCAACAGGCTATAGTGTAGATATAGCCATCAACCATGATCCGGAAGCTATAAAGATGCATAAGGCGAACCACCCGAACACGAAGCATTATTGCGAAAATGTTTGGTATGTTGATCCAGTAAAGGCATGCAATGGGCATCCGGTCGGACTTGCCTGGTTCTCACCGGACTGCAAACATTTTAGCAAGGCGAAAGGCGGGAAACCAAAGGATAAAAACATTCGCGGTCTTGCATGGGTAGCATTACGATGGGCTGGACTTGTAAGACCACGGGTGATCATGTTGGAAAATGTAGAAGAGTTCAAAACATGGGGACCATTGAACAGAGGGCACCATCCGATCAAGGCAAAGCAGGGAAAAACATTTGAAAAATTTGTACAGCAGCTTAATGATCTGGGGTACACTGTAGAATTTAAAGAACTGATTGCTGCCGATTATGGCGCACCGACCATGCGAAAGAGATTCTTCCTGATTGCAAGGTGTGATGGCAAGCCGATTGTCTGGCCGGAGCCGACACATGCACCCGCGGACAGTGAGAAAGTAAAAGCCGGATTACTGGAACCTTATGTTGGAGCGTATACACAGATCGATTTCAGCCGCCCTTGTCCAAGCATTTTTGACACTTCCGAAGAAATCAAAGAAAAATACGGCATCCGGGCGGTACGTCCACTTGCATCAAAGACGCTGGATAGGATTGCCAAGGGATTGAAAAAATTCGTTTTGGATAATCCAGATCCTTTTATCATTCAGTGTAATCACGGTGGTGAGCGGAGACCGAACGATATTCGAGAGCCAATGCCTACCATAACCGGAAAGCACGGGTACGGGATTGTGGAGCCATATATGGTACAGATCGGGCAGACAGGATTTGCAAAAGACCGAAGTAAGGATGTTAGAGAGCCGCTTACAACGATTGTGAGCAAAAATGAGCATTGTCTGATTGAACCAACGCTTGCACCATACATGGGAACGAATACGACAAATCATCCGGGCGGAAATTGCAAAGATCCGATACACACAATTACAACTGGCAATCAGCAATGTCTTATTAGTCCTACGTTGATTCAGTACCATTCAGAAACTTCAAAAGATGGAGTAAGAGGGCAGGCTATAAAAGATCCGATCATGACAGTTGACAGCTCAAATAGATATGGGCTGGTCGCATCGTTTCTGCATAAGTACTATGACGGAGGATATAAAGGTGCTGGGGAAACAGTAGAAAATCCGCTTCCGACAGTGACCGCATGGGATCATAACAGCGTTGTTACTGCGAATCTGATTCAGATGAACAATCATTGTGACGGAAAAGATATCAGACAGCCATTACCAACGATCACGGCTGGTGACGGACACTTTGGAGAGGTCAGAGCGTTTCTGATTAAATACTATGGACAGGGAACAGGGCAGGATATCAAAGATCCGCTTGATACAGTCACAGCACAGGATCGCTTTGGACTTGTGACCATCAACGGCACTGATTACCAGATTGTGGATATTGGACTGCGGATGCTGGAGCCAAGGGAGTTATATGGATGTCAGGGATTTCCGGACGATTACATAATCGACCATGATTACACCGGCAAGACATATCCGAGAAGTGAGCAGGTACGCCGCTGCGGCAATGCAGTATGCCCACCGATACCTGCGGCACTGGTCAGAGCAAATTTGCCAGAATTGTGTGTTGCAGAGCGGATGCCAAATATGCAGATAGAAGCAGAGCAGACCGGACAGCTCCGGTTTGCGTAAACCATAAATTTTGTGGAGGTGCTGCCATGAT